AGATGTACAAGTTATAGTGAATGGATCAGAGATAGCTTCTGCTACATTAATAATAGGACAGAATCCTAAATTAGTTACAGGAGTTAAATCAGGTACAGACGATAATTGGTTAACTGGAACTAATTTCTCACAATATTTATCATCTGCTGTACTATCCGCATCTTCGCTGGTTACTGGACAAACATATAAATTTCATAAAAAAGATTGGGCATGGGCTACTAATAATGTAAATTCTTATGATGATCCGTATCACCCAATAACACCAGTACAAAATGCTAAAGATATTGTAATAAAAACTAAAGCTAGATCTATAATAGATTCATTAGAATCATCTTTTGATACTGATATAGTAAAAAAAGTTAAGATATTTGTATTTGAGGACACAGTTCATGTAACTCCTCCACAAGCTAATGGAGCAGGCGTATGGGAACCAGGAGTAGGTTTCACACCTGGTTATCGAAATGTGGTACCCCCACCTCCGTATTGTGTTGGTAATATTCCAGATCCTTTGTCATATTTTTCTGCTGGTGACGCGTTACAAGCTAACGATTTAACTGGAAACTATGACACTGCTGGGGCATACAATGTGTGTTGTCCAAAAACTATTACTGAGTATAAAATAGTAGGTAGTCCTGTTGTTACAACTTCTGATAATTTCACACAAACTACAGAATTAGCAACTGTTTTAAATTCTTACAATGCTAAATGGACGGGGGGATCGCATTTATCTTGGGATAATAAAGTTAATAAGTATAATATCTACGGACATAATGCAACATACTACAACTCTACATACCTACTGGTAACAGATCCAGAATTGGAATATTTTAAATTCACATACGCAGGTGTGGATGGATTTAATGTAGGGGTAACTAATAAATGTACCCCAGTATCTTTTATATTATTTTAAACATAAATTAAAACTTTAAACAATGGCTTGTGCAAAAGACTTATTTACATTACTTGGTGGATCGCCTACTGGAGGTGGAACTTGGTCACTTACTTCTATAACAGGTACTGGCGCTCCTTCATCAGGTAGTTTACAGATAGCAGAAGGAGACCCTCCAGGAGCCTATTCTGCAAAATCATTTCCTTCTTTACCTTACCCATTTACAACAGGGGAGGAGCACATATGGTGGGATCCACAAGGCGATGACGCACCATCCACATGTTATACAGCATGGGTATATACATTTACATACACACCACCAGAAGAAGGGTGTGCCAACCCACCAACATCTACTATAACATGGACACTGACTAATGCTCCAGCTAGTGATAGTGCTGGTCCAGTATATTACTGTGATGGTACGGGATCTTACAACATGAAAGCTGATTTAAGTCCATGTGGTAAAAATGCTCCAGCTGGTGGTTCTTGGGTAAAAGTTAGTGGTACTGGTAATCCAGGAGCTACTGGAATGTTTAATACCAATGATCCAGATGTTGTTCCTGGTGCAGATTATACATATAAATACATGGTTGATTTAGATGGTCCTAGTGGAACTTGTGCTGAGTGTGTAGTAGAACACACATTACTTATTCATATAAATGGTGGAGGTTCTGCAGGTACTTCTGGAATAATCACAACTTGTGTATAATATATGGCTAGTTTTTGTTTATTTTCTCATCTAGGTGGGTCACCTACTACGGGTGGTACATGGACATATACTTCTGGTCCCACATCAATTCAAGCAGGTGTATGCCCATTAGTTAGTGGAGCATGTGCTTCGCCTATGACTAAAAATGTTGGGGATACTTTAGCAGGTAATCACCAATCGTGTGTAGAGATAGTAGTTAATGGTACTTATGTATTTACATACCATTTATCTGGCACATGCTGTTTACCATGCAATAGCACAGTTACTATACAGAAAAGTGCGTTGGACTTAACTGTCACTTCATCATCAGTACCTTGTACTGATACATTTAGTATAGTTAGTCCAGTTATTCAGAATCTATGTTGTAGTGAAAAACTTAATTTTCAAGGTACAGAAAGAATTACATCTAGTTGTACTACTGTGAGTGATGCTCCATTTAATGTTGATCTTAATGTTCCAATGTGGACTGGGTGGTCATATCCTTTCTATGGAGGGATAGAAGGTAATACCCTAGCAGAGATAACATTATCACTAACTAAATGTGTAAATGGTGTAAAAGTTACCGACACAAAAACTGTTACTATTGCTTTATCAGAAGACTTTGGTTGTTCATTTGTGGATGCTGCACAGTATATAAAATGTAACATAAAAAAAATTATAGAAACTGAATTCGCTGCTCACACAGCCCCTGGATTACCTATAGAAAATGTACACTATAAATTAGATGTAACATATACAGGAGGCCAAATACATATTAGATTTAAGGTAAAAAATGTAATAGATGAATCTGGTGTGTGTTGTAATAATACTCCAGATCCTTGTATCTGGATTGGTCCTAAAGTAGGCGCTATACTGAAATATAGAAATAATGTGTTTATACCTGGTGATGGCGATTGGCAAAAAGTAGCATTAAGTGCACAAATGTATTATGACCCTAATACTATATACTATTTACCAGAAGTTTCACTTAGTGGTGGATGTATAGACCCATATAAAATAACTGTAGGATATAAGGATATAGTAGATTTTAATAGTAGTGATATTGATCATATAGAGATTAACCCACCTAGTGTATGGAAATATACAGTTACTACTGACCCACCTGGGCAATTAATATCACCTGGACCAGGATTTCCATATTCTAGAACATGTACAAGACTACAATTATCTGCATCTTCTAGTACACCTGGATGTAATAATGAAAGTAACTTTAAATGGAGTAATAAACCAACTACAGGAAAGATTACTTATGTAGCAGGAACTATGGGAGATACAGATGAATGTGTATCAGTCAAGGCTACTTGTGGATCTTGTTCTAGATGTAAACATGTTATCTACTCACAAAATGCAGGATTTAAGGCAACATATGACGGAGATTGTACGTGTGTACCAATCAATTCTAATTGTAATAATTGCGCATAAATTCTGTAGATATATCTAAACATAAATAGGGTTACATATTAATATGCTAACCCTATTGTTTTAATACTACTATAAATATAGTATTTTATAATAATTTTTATTTTAATTAACTTTGTATGTTATGGCAAAATTAAGAGAACATATTTACGCAGTTAAGAATATACTGGAAAGGGGGTTAGCCTCAGATGATTCTAGATTATCCGAGAAGCTAATTGCATTTCTATTAAAGACTGCTAGATCTCAATTAATAAAAGAAAAAATAAATAAGTATAAGGAAGTATCGCAATTATCTTATCAGACAATATGTGTTCCTTTAGAACTAACTACTTATCATGATTGTGATTGTATCCCAGAAAGTGTAGGATGCAAAATATTAAAATCTACCTGCAAGATACCCAGAGATCTTGTATCTAAATGGGGATCTTCTCTTACAGTATTAACTGCTTCTGGAAGAATTTTAGACATAAGTTCATTAACTCAAAATGACTTAACAAAATATTCAGATACTAATAAGAATCCTAAGATAGCTTATTTTATAGAGAATCAACATATATATGTAATAAATAGTACAGATTTAAAGATCGTTTTATTATCTGCTATATGGGAAGATCCCGAAACAATTAATACATTTTGTAAATGCAATAATGGTAAGTTAACAGAAGAACCATGCTACGATCCGATAGATGATGATTTTCCTATAGATGCTGAACTATCTAGACCAATGCGATTAATGGTAATACAAGAATTACAGAATATGTATAGAATGCCTGAAGATAACCTGAACAATGCGAAAGACGTAGATGCCGGACCTGACAAAGAAAACTAGAGAAGAAATAATAGAATGGAATAGAGTTGCTCATAAAAAAGTACATCCTAGATTAACACAAAAAGATGTATATGAAGACCTTATGACTAAGATAGACTTTGATCTAGGCTTCAAAGAGTATGACTTGTTAATGTCTAAACTTAATGAGTACCTAATGCATTACTTAATTAATACAGGTAACCGAGTATTACTACCGTTTTTCTTAGGTACGCTACAAGTAATTAGGAAAGAAACAAAAGGTTCTAAAATAGATTTTGATTACTTTAAGAAGACTGGCGAAAAAAGAGTCCATAAGAACAAACATTCAGAAAAGTATTATGCTAAAATATTCTGGAATAGAAGTAGTAAAAGATACCACAACAAATGGTACAGACAATTATTTCTATTTAGACCTAATAGACTAATAAGAGCTGATCTAGCTAAAGCAATTAAAACCAATAACACTATCTATAAATACGATCTAAAATAATGGAAGCATTACCATATATACCACTTAAAACCGTTCTGTATGATATCTCTACAATGATAGAGACTAAAGAATGGAATGAAGCTAATATGCTAGAATGGGCATACAGAGCTTTAAGAAAAAATAAATCTACTAAAGTATATACTACTAAAGTAGCATTACTTAATTGTATAGAACACAAATTCCCACTACCAAAAGATTTGCGGTATGTGCATCAAATTGCGTATAAGATATGTTCGTATGAACAAGCTTTAGAAGACATAAAAGAACAACTAGGATTAGATACAGATCAGTTCGTTAATTCTACTATACCTTATTCAGCATTAACAAGTATGTACACGTCTGGTGTAAATAGATGGAGACCATTAAGACTATCTTCTACACCTTTCGCTTTAAGTATTCATTGTGGACATGGTATTCCATTTTGTCAAAACTGTGAGCATGATTACACAGTATCAGAAGATATGGTAGTTACTACTTCTTTAAAAGAGGGATTAATACTTGTATCATACATGGCTTATCCACAAAGTGAAGACGGAGAAATACTTATGCCAGATAATCCAGATCTTAGAGATGCTATAATGCATTATTGTTTATATAGATATTATATGTCTAAATCATTAAAAGCAATGGGAACTGATCAATATGCAGATAGGCAAAAGGAATGGCATTTAACTATGTATGAAACATTATCTGCTAAATCGTCCGGATCTATGAATCTCCCATCTATAGACAGCTTAGAAAATATGAGAAGATGGCACAATAGATTAGTACCGAGAGAAAGACAATATGATCAATTTTTTATGGGATTAAATAAATCAGAAATTATAAAGAATGTATAGTCAAGAAAATAATGTACATTTGAGTAACGTATCTAGTGGTCTTTCTTTAGATACTAAATTAAAATACCAGCCTGAATCTACATCACCATTTATATTGAATGGTGTGCTCGAATCTACAGATGGCGACTATCCTACCATAACCAATGAGAAGGGTACTGCTTTTTGTAATAGTGTCAAAGCTGGATACACTATAATAGGAGCTCAACAATTAGATGGAGACGACATCCTAATATTTTCTACAGATAATACATATTCTGAAATAGGCTTACTTAACCAAGTATCATGTAATTATACTACATTAGTTAATGCGACTTGTCTTAACTTTTCTTCTAAGAACAGAATTAAAAGTTTATTTAGAATATTTAAAGGATGTGAAAGACTTATTTATTTTACAGATGGTGTAAATCCATATAGAGTAATTAACATTGATTCATTAAGTCAGTATTACAATAACAATAATGAATTTGAGTGCGAGGAGTTGTCTTTATCTAGACAATTTTCCTATCCTCAGATGTCATTACTTAGAGTAAACGATGGTGGAGGAAATACCCCATTAGGTACATATAGATTCAGAATTAGATATCTAGATGAAAATTTAAATCCTACACCATGGATGCTATTAACTGATGGAGTTCCTATAGTAGATGAAAGTTTATACGGAGATTTCTATCAAGTAGACGGTGGACAGAATATTGAAATAGTAGCAGATGATGATGGAGGTGTGCCAATTACTAAAAAAAGTATTACATTAAAAATAGAGAATTTAGATCAAGGGTTCACATTTTATCAGATAGGCGTATTAGCTAGGATAGACTCATTAGGTAAAACTACTAAGGCATACATACTTCAGGAAGAATATATAAATAGCCCTATAGAAGAGTTTACATATAGAGGGGTAGATATATCATCCGATATACTAACTACTTTAGAAGAACTTACTATAGATGCTGGTATTGTTGACATTGTAGAAGCGCATGTACAAATAGATAACAGATTGTTCTTAGCTAATTTTACATACGGTAAGTATGATTATGCACTACTACAAAGAGCTGCCAATACGATAGGTATCGAATGGGTAACAAAGCCTGTAAATTGGGAAGATAATCTAAGTATAGAAAATGGAGGTTCTGGAAAGAATCCATTTACATATACTAATGCAAGAACCTTTATAGCAGATGAAGTATATGCATTTGGTATTAGAGGGCATCATAAAAAAGGATGGAGTACTCCTGTGTTTCATATACCTGGTAGAACTATTATCAATGACATACAACTAATTAATCTAGGAAATGATAACAAGCATGTACGTAATAAAGTAAATGTAAGTATTCCAAATCAATCTTGGGATAAACAATTATTAGAAGTAGTACCTAGACACATAGCTATATCACCTAATATTAATTCATCTACCCAGTCATTGCCCGATTCTGCTACAATAGATGTATGGGATGCACAACATGTAGAACCAAAGGTTGGTAATAAAATAGAGAGATGGAAAGCGTATAATACAGCTATTAAATATCAAGATGGGTATTCTGGCATAATGGCATATCATGAATCAGATAAAGACTATCCAGACACAGTAGATTGTACTGGAGAAAGAGTATTTCCAGAAGGTAAGATAAGACATCATCGATTCCCTGATAGAATGTTAACAGGATTGTATTCAAACACTAAAGATTTTATACATACAATAGGTAGTAATGAATCTGGACTACTTGATGAAAGAGAAGACAAAGATGCAATAGTACATATATTACCAATTGGTTATAGACCACTGTTAGACGAATTCTTTGATGCCTTAACAGATAAAATAAAAAATGATTTTACTGAATGGGAGATAATGGTTTCTATTAGAAACGATTCAGATAAAACAGTTTTAGATAGCGGGTATTTACTTACAGGTTATCCAGAAAATGCAAAGAGTCCAAATACTACCAATGTGTCTACATGGTTCTCTACTTGCCAAGTAGAAGTTGAAGGAAGACTTAGAGATAAGTATGCAATGTTTGTATCACCTAAAGCTTTATTCAACAAGGAGTACCTAAATGGTTCACACTATACTAATCAGCTTCAATTAAGTTTTCCTTATTCTGGGATAGGCATAGATGCTGTTAATGGTGCGAAAATATTTGGTAATTTCTCATCTGGTAATGAAATATTCTTTTTAGATTTAAGTAGTAATACTCCAATTATACCAGATATAGCTGACCCAATTACTAATCCATTATCTAAATTTATAGGATTTAAACATAGGATAATAGAAGAGTCATCTTATCTATCTACGTTTACACCTTTGTATGGCGGAGACTCTACTGCAGACCCATTTGAGAATGTTGATCTTAGATATAGAACACAATCTGGTAGTTTTGTAGTAGGAATATTAGGTGGAAATACTATTGTAAATAAATATTTTAATAATAATTTATTTATATCTAGATTACGAAATCCTACTATATCTAGTTTATTGTTCTTAGAGTCTAATGAGTTTTCTAATCAAATAGTGTCTGGTACTGCAACAACAATATCTATTTCATATGTCAATATGAAAAAACAAGTTGATTCGTTTAGCAATATATATGCAATTAATTATAGGCCAACTAATTCTAGATATAAGTACTTTGCTTCTAAAATAAATGTAGCCAATAAACCGTTATTGTCTTATCCACCTAATTTTTCTGGTGATGGATTTATAGGCAAAATGGCGGTTACCTACAAACAACAATCTAAACCGTTTAATCCAGACGATGTATTTAATGTTAGTGGAGATTACTTTAACGCGTTCTATGAATCTGAAATAAATGTAGATCTGAGACATGAAGCTTCTAGAAATGATCAAAAGTATTTTAAAAAGAATTTACGTAAAGCAAATTTAGATCATCTATATAACTTTATTAAACAAGTAGATCCGGCTCATCCTGATAATAGTGATCAGGATCACTACTTTAAAACTCCGGAATATTGGGGGTACAATAGAGATTACTCAGGCATATCTGACGAAGCTCCAGGGTTTCCTATCCAACCTACCTATGACTACTGTTCTAAATGTGATAATAGGTTTCCTTTTAGAATTAAGTATTCTGAAAAATCGTTTCAAGAGCAGACCATAGATTATTATAAGAAGTTTCTAAATCTTAATTATACTGATTTACCTGGAGACACTTTATCTATAAATAATCTATTTGTAGATAAGAACGAATTATATGCACATACCCCAAAAGCATTATATTTTATTTCTACAAGAGCACAACAAATTCAGACTAATGAGAATAATCTTTATATAGGTACTGGAGATATATTCTCTATACCACCTAGACGATTAGTTTCTCTAAGTTATGCTTATGGAGGATCTACAGATCCTTGGGCAACTACTATAACAGAAGCAGGAACATTTTTTGTAGATTCTTTATCTGGTAAGATATTTCAAATGTCTGAAGGTTTAGTAGAGATATCAAATAATGGAATGAGAAATTATTTTGAGAACAACCTGAAGTTAGAACTTGACGAGCAATGCAAGAAGTTTTATAATAAGGAGTATCCATTTAAATCACCTACAGACATATTAGGTATCGGGTACCACATGGTATATGATACTAGACATAGAAGACTGATACTACATAAAAGAGATTTTAAAATCATAGACACAGATAAATATAAGTTAACAGATGGCGGTATGGTATCTAATGATATATTTAATACACCTGTTAATATGTTTGATAGTTCAGTGTTTGAGAACAAATCCTTTACTATATCCTATTCGTTACCAAACAAAGCCTGGGCATCTTTTCATTCATATATGCCAGACTATATGTGGAATACTGAATCTGATTTTTATGCTTCTAAACAGAATGAGATATTTAAACACAATATTGGAAGATATCAAACGTATTATGATGGAGTTAAAAAAGATTTTATCATAGATCTAATCGCCAACCCAACTCCAGCTAATACTAAAAAATTTGAACCAATTATTTTAGTACATGATTGCCAAGAATTTGATATCAATACTAATACCTATAATGATCTATACGACACTTCATTTAATAAAGTAATTTTTTATGGGTCAGATATTACAACTGGATTGCTAACATTAGAAAAACAAACAGATTTTTCTTCTGTACTTAATACAGATTTAACAAAAATATATTACGAAAGAAAGGGACGAGAATTCTTTATCAATAAGATAAATGATATGGTTACAGTTGATGTACCAATTTTTACAAAAGATTGGAACTCAATAGCTCCACAGTACTTTATTGATAAAGTAATTAATTCAAATGCAATAAATCTAAATGCATCCCTGTTTAATAAATCTAGAATGACTGATCAATTCATGGGAGTACGACTATTCTTTAATCATAAAGATAATGTAAAGATGACCTTTGAATCTATGATAACAACATTTAAACCATTTATAAGATAATGAAAAAATACAATAGAAATAAATACGGTTATAATATACAGTTAGCTGCACACAACACTCCAATATCTTTTGAACAAATGTGGAGTATGAATCAAGCTACACAATCTCCCGGCATCTCTAGCAATCCGTTAGCAAAGACGTATATGAATGCAGGAGGAGATATTGCAAATGTATTAAAAATTGGCGGTGGTATAGCATCTGTCATACCAGGCGGACAAGTTATTGGAGCAGCTGCATCTGGATTAGGGTCTATTATAGGCGCATTTTCTAAACCATCTGGCGCTAATCCAACTGTTGGATACAATAATACTAACCCATATGGATACGCAGAAGGTGGTATGATTGAAGGAGGAGAAGTAGAACAAATCTCTCCTAATGCAATGGAAGTCACAGGAGGAGAAGGTGAAACTGATGGTGTAGATATGGACTATAAGGGAATGCCATTAGCGGTTGATAATGGCGAAATGATAGATACACAGAATGATAGAGTATTCTCTGAGAAATTACACGATCCAAGAACTGGAAAGTCTTTTGCGGAAAGTTCTAAGAAGCTGGAAAGATTAATAGCTAAGCTAGGTAAAAAACCATCCATTATAAATATGGCTACACTTAAAGCTTTAGAAAAAGAGAAAGAAAAATTATTTGCCACTCAAGAAACAGTAGCGCAAGCTATGGGTAAAAGACAAGGTAATGGAATGCCAATACAACCTGGTCAAGGTATGGCATATGGTGGCAGAATGAATTATGCGTATGCTGGAGGAGTGCCTGTACCCATTAATAAATTAACAACTAGTCCATGGGTTAACCCAGGAAAAGAAGTTAATGCTATTAGATATCCTTCATTAACTAATGAGGATCTAGATAAATATGCACAAGACAATTTAAATCTTTTTACAGATGCTGGCTATGGTAATGCATTTGGTGCACATAACGCAGAAGGATATGTTCCACAAGAAGAATATGAAACTAATCAAAAGAGATACCAAGCCGCTAAAAAAGCAGCAGGATCTCTTACCCCAGAACAAATACAAACTGAGCTAGACACAGTACCAGCTGGATTTAAATATTCTAATAAATACAAACAGTATGCAGGTTACCACATAGATAAACCTGTATTTATGGATGCTGCAGGAGAGTATTTAAAGACTGATGAAGGGATGCGTTATGATAGAGATAGAAAAGTTATAGATCCTAAAGCAACTGATCTATTATCATCACCAGACATATTTGGGCCTAATTTTGCCACACTATATGGACAGCCAGGATTTCAAAAAATCTATAATGATAAAGTTAAAGCAGCTACACAAAGAAAGGAAAATCTAAAAGACTATCTAGTATATCAAAAAGATCCTACTAAGGTATTGAGTGGTAATAGAGATGATGCACATCTAGATACTTCTTGGAACGATTACCTTACTAAGAGTGGGTACAATCAAGATGCTGCTGCATATCAAGCTCTTAGTAATGAACAAAAGGCTGCATTGATTAATCAAGCGGTATTAAAGGCAAATAAAGACAATCCAGATAATGATCCGTATCAACAAGTAGGTACAGACTTACCACCTGATAAACAACCACCAGATTTAAAATATAAATATGGTATAGGGGATTATATGCAATTGGGAGCAGCTGGTTTACAAACTGCCCTATCTATATTTGATAAACCAGAAGTTAATAGACCAAGATTAGATAGAACTGTTATTACACAGAATAAATTTAATCCTGCGTCTGCATTAGCACAGAATCAATTAACTACGAATGCCGCTAGACAAAATTTAGCCAATAGTTATTCTTCTGCTGGAGTAGCATCTGGTTTACAGAACTTATATGCTAATAAATATAGAACTGATGCTAGTATAATTAATCAATATGATAATTTAAATCAGCAAGCTCGTACACAGTATGAGCAAAGAATGCAACAGCAAAACCAATTTAATGCACAAGCACAGGCTGCATCTGATATAGCGAATGAACAGAATAGAGCTAACTATACGAATGGTCTTTATAATTCCCTACAAACATTGTCTAATGTGGGTAAAGGATTTAATGAACAAACTACTCAACAAAGAGCATTAGAGATTTTGTTTAATAGAGATCCAGAGGCATATGAATCATTAATGTCAGAAATGGAAAGAACAAATAAACTTACTAAAAGAAGACAATAAACGATGGCAAATAGATTTGTACAATTTAAACCACTTGACTATAAACCTTCTACGTATCCATTAGAACTTCTTAATGAAACTGTAAAAGAGAGAAGGAAATTGCTAGACGCTTCTGAGGAAGCATTTGATGCATTAAATCAATTTAGGTCTATGGGTATAGCAGGAACTGCTTATGAAAAAGAAGCTGCAGCTATTAATAAAGAGTGGCAGAATAGAAAAAGTGAAGTAAAAGATTTCATAGCAAAAAATCCAGGTGATGTATATGCACAGATTCGTAAGATAAAAGAATTACAGAGAGGAATTACCAATGATCTTTTAACTGGTAAAGCAGGAGCTGTAAAAAGAGCTTATGATGATTATGTCACATCCTATCAAGAGTTACTTAAACATGCCGATAAGAAAGACTCGTATACAGCTAATAGATTATCTGATGCTGTTTACATGTTTAAAAAAGGTTTACAAGATCTAGGAGGATTTGATCCTGAAGCTGGTAGATACAACAAAGAATCTTCACTTGCCGCACCACCTCCTGAATATGATGTATATAGTAGATTAACTGAAGTTCTTAAGAATACACCTGAGTTAAAAAAATATAGTCTTGCGTCTGGTAAAGATGGTTATACACTAGTGGACAGGACAACTGGTATAGAATATAAGGAAGGTAAAACACTTGTTCAAAATATGTTAGGGGCATTGCAAGGGGATGCACATTATATAAGTGACCTGGGATTTAGATCTAGGCTAGAAGCCGCTAAGGGCGATATCACTGATCCTGATGATATGAAGGAAATTACACAGAGGTTGTTCCAAAACGATTATGGACAAATAGCAGGTTACGCATATGTAAATGATATTAAACCGGATATACATAGAATGAAAGACCCTGCTTTAGATCTGCGAATGCATAGAGAAAAATTAGGAGCAATGCAACAATTATATGATGCATCTCGTTCGTATAATACTCCTCCACCAAGAGAAGTTGGAATAGGTGCAACACTTGATCAAGTAGATTATAATAATTTAGACTATGAAAAAATATTAAAAAATATTACTCCTTCTAATGAAGGATTTAGTTCAACCATTGGAGATACTTTCAATAATATAATAATGAGAGGAATAGGTGGATACGGATTTGGCGATAAGCCTAAGAAATTACAGGTTATTAATTTGAAAAAGGAAGCTTCTAAAATAGCTGACGCTATTTCAGAAAATGAACCTTCTTTCGATAAAAATAAATTTATGCTGTATGTTAATGAATTGATTGATCAAGGGATTACTAGACAAACTATTAGGGGGTTAGTAAATGGTTATCAGACTTATTATAATAATCACAGTAATAGGGACCAATTAGTTGGAATACCTGTTAGTATGGGAGATCAAAAAGCTATCACTGACCACATATTACAATCAGAACAATATCCAGTAACTATAATTGGTAAAGACGGTAAAATAGAAAAATACGGCACAGAATATACTGTAGCAGATCTTAAAAATGATGAAAAGATAAACGAAACAACTAGAAAAGATGTTACTAAATTTGTAGTAACAGATTTAGTAGGACCTAGTATACAAAATAAAGACTATGCTTTCAGTATTAAATTAGGCGATGGTAGAATAGCTTTAGTGTCTACATTAGATGGTTTAAATATTGGTAACAATTTTAAAAATACCATGAATGATTACAATGAAGCACTACTTAACGCTAAAAAATTCCAACATTCTAATAGCGGCATAAGAATAGGAAGCAATAGAGTTATATCATTTACTGGTGTGGGTGGAGACGATCCTATTTCTAATCACATGGTTAGGGGGATTTCTAATAGACTACCTGGTTTTATAGACATTCCAAGAGATGTTGAAAGAATAGAAAGTTGGGATCTAGCTCCATCTGATACACGATTAAATCCAGCTGACAACAGAACACAAGAACTTCTATATAATAAAGTATTTTTAACATACATAGATAATAAAGGCAGAAGAAAAAGAGTGACAGTTTATAATGGGCAACCTATGTCACTTAATGGAGCGGATGCTGAAATGGGAACTGAATACACCAAAGGTTCTTATGAAAGATATTTTAGTAAAAATAAAACACTTACATATAAAGGCAATGTATCTGATTACCAAGTAATAGACGCATTAACACAATAAGATAAATTATGAGTATTACAGCACAACCTCAGTTAGGAACACCTCCTGCATATTCACCATTTGGGCAATCTAGTGGTTCACTAACCAGAACATTAATTAAAAATTCTATAAATAACTCTACTAATTCTTTTAGTAGTCGCCTATATAGTAGAGATGTTGATTATAGGGAATATAGTAAGCCTAGTAAATACGATGCTTATATGAGTAGTATGTCTTCTCAAACATATTTCAGAGGAGAGCATCAACCTATATCACATAAGTTAACAAATGGTTTAATATATTTACCATTTAATATAATGAATAAAGGAACTCAAACAATTTCTTCTTTGGCTGGTGGACTATGGGAATTAGGTAAAGCAGCGTTACCAGACATAGAAGGTAATATAATAAAGGGATTATCCGATAATCCAGTACTAAACGGTATTAGAAATTCTTTCGATGAGTTTCAAGAGAACACTTTACCAATATACTCTAGCAGAAACTATACAGAATCAAACGCTGTAGGAAGATTGGCAACACCTGAATGGTGGGCAAAAGATTTTGCGGATGGTATAGCTTTTGTAACATCCGCCACACTTGTTGGAAAAAGTATACAAGCACTTCGAAGAGGAAGGTCTATAACAAACATGTTATTAGAAGCTAATAAAACGCCAGCCTTTATAAAGCCACTTGCTGTACAAGCTGGTAAAACCTTACAATACGCAAAAGAAGCAACTGGTGTAGGACTTACGCATATATTAACAGGTTTAGCAAATACTGGATTTGAAGCAGGTTCTGAAGCACATGACGCTAAACTTCAAGTTGATGAGTTCTTTAATACAGAAATGTTTAAAGTCAGGAATAACCCAATTTTAACTGACGTACAGAAAAAAGAACAACTGGATAAAATAGCTTTACAAAAAGAAGAAGCTGGTAAAAGAGTACTGAATACTGTGTTTGCATACAATGCAGTATTGTTGTCAATTAGTAATACTTTATTAGAAGCTAAGTGGATATTAGGAACTGATAAGTCCGTTCATAGATCTTTAAAAAATAAAATATTAGCGGCAGCTGTATCACAAGAAGAAAAAGCAGCGATTAAAGAATTAGCAGAAGCAAGTATCAGACCTAATTTATTTAAAGCATTCGCTAAAGGGGTACTTAATGAATCATTTATAGAAGAAAACTTTCAAGCATCATTTCAAGATACATTTGTAAAAAAATATACAGAAAACTTAGTAAATAATAAAAAGTCTTCCGATCTATATGATTTTTATGACGTTATTACTTCCAGTTTATCCAATGCCAGGGGATTTGCCGGTAATCTAACAGCAGTTGCTATGAACATGTTGACATTTGGCCAACTAGATACATCGTTCTTACAAACTAAAGCAGGTACTCCAGAAGACGAAGCATCTCAAGCAATGTTTGCAGCTTTAGGAATATCTGGACCAATGTCTGCTTATCATGCACATAGAGAGTATCAACAGACCCAGGAATTTATAAACACATATGGAGAGATAGCAAGAGGAATAGCTAGTAATATTAAGTTAGCAAAAAATCTAGCTGCAGAAGATATGAAGCAGCCATTTAGAACATTTGACATAAATACTACTGATAGCGAAGGTAACAATATAGTAACAACTAGCTTAATAGATCCAAGTACTAACCAGTTGTCAATTGATCCAGAGGCATTTGCAAGAGCATCTAAAAGAATTACGCATATTGTTGAACTAAATGAGCTTGCACAAAAAGCGTTATTAGCTGGAGATATGGAAACTGTAGCTAGAGTTAAGAAAATGGCCCTAATGGAATTTGCATATTACCTAACTACCTTATCTAATCATAATTTTAGTAGTGAAGAACTTGATATTATATTAGACAATCTACCTGCGTTTAATGAACAAGCTATGAAAGAGTTAAATGCTGATGTAGAATTTACTAATAACAAGGGCATTTTGAAAAAAATGGTTCTAGACCTACAAAATAAATTTGAGAAAATAGATAGTATTGCTGAAACATTAGGAAAGAAAACTGAAGAAGAAATTAACATGATGACTGAAGAAGAACGTGAGAAGTATCTTCAAAGTCAATATGAAATATCACGTAAAAAATCTGAACAAATAGATTTATTAAGGACAGAATTTTTTGTGGGGAATAGTATAGACACACTTCTAGAGGTGGATCCTGATTTACAAGCATACGCAAATAGTGTAAAAATAGACGAGGATGCTTTAAATAAAATGTCGGCTGTTCGACAAGAAAGATATAAAGACTTGATTGAATTAAATCAACATCTGCAAGATTTATCACTTGGGGATAAGTCTGTTACGATGGAAATGATTAGAAAAGAACATCTAAGACATAGTGAAACTGAAGAGGGAATAAGGAAAGCTTGGGAAGCCGTAGCTGAAGCAGATGTAAAGTTAAAAGAAGCAAAAACAGAGGAAGAAAGAAAGACTATAGTTGAAGAAAGAGATAAAATATTAGATGCACTTAAAGAAAAGCTATACATACAGGAAGAAACTAATGCGCTAGAAAACTATAAAACTATTAGCCAAGTTGTTGATGGTAGGATACATCACTTATACAATACTGCGGATTCTAGATATCGTAAAGTGGGGTCAGCAAGAGTATATGATAAAAAGTTTAAACCTGGTATATCCGCACGTAATGCAGGTATGTTATCTGTTGCCGCAGCAATGGAATATAAATACAGTGTACATTTTAGAGATGAGAGTGATCCTGAAAAAGGCATATTTGCTTTTATAGATGAATATGGTGACATGGCGTATTTTTCTGAAACTTTGAAGGCGGATATAGATGCTTTATCATCTAATAGTGTTAGAGATAATATTGATGATATTAATGATGTTTTAGAGTTATTTGTTGACCAACTTAGAGAAACGAAAAACGGTAAACCGCTTACGAGATTATCAATCTTTACTTTATTGAATACGTTTAACAATATTCGGAATAGTTTAAAAATTGGTGATGAGGATATAATAGGCGATATACTTCTAACGTTAAGATCTTTAGCTAAAGAGATAGATAACAACTTAAGTATCGAATCAGATCCAGAGGCCTTGTCTATATTTTATGAGTTACTAGCAGGTAGATCTGTGGAGGTAATAGAGGACGGAGAAGAAGCGCCTATATCTGAAACTGTTTCACAACGAGTTGAAAATATCATTCAAAGTATTCTTGGTATAGATCCTGTTAGTTTACCAAGTGACACTACTATGGAAATGGCACAAAGCATTCAAGCTAAAAAAGAATTAGATAAATTATATGCGGATATAGAAGACATAGGTAACCAACTAAGAGATTTAAATAATAAGATTATAATACTTAAAACTGTTAAAGAAAAATTAAGTAAAACTTCTGATAAAATAAATAAGTATAAAAGTAATCCAATTAATGTAGATTTAAAAGACGCCTTTATGGAAATGTTTAATGAACATGATCAAGGCATTTTAAATTTATTTGAAGACTTTTTATCACAATTATTTAGACAAGAGGATGATCCAATTAAAAGAGCAGAACTTGCATTTGGAGGTGAGACTATTAATCCTCTTAGGGAAGAAGCCGCTAATTTATTCACGGACTTAGAGCAAGTGAAAAAAACTGTTCAATATTTACGTAGAGCTAAAACTACGTATGAAAAAAGAACTGATATAAGTAATGAGTTCAGGGAAGAAATGCTAGAATTAATAAATAATTTATTAAGTAAGTATGAATACATTGAACTAAAAGTAAAAGGAAATATAGCAAAAATAGATGCTGCAAATCAGATGTACCAGGATTACAGAGTACATGGAATATTTGATGTATTTGGTATACATGGTGTAGATGATTTAGATGAGGATAATGAGATAATAAAAATATTTTCTGAGTTATTAGAAGATACTGATTTTGATATTATTGAAGAATTACAATATCAGAAAGAACAATTATCTCTTCCTAATATGATAGGATTTTTAACATCTGCACTTTCTCATGTTGATGATAACTCAGAATTACGTACTAAATTACTAGAAGCTTTAGAAGATCTTAAAAGTAGATTGTTAGATCAGATAGAAAGCGAACTAGGGGTAAAAATTGATTCTCGAATAATATCCCTAGAAACAATATTAGATAATCCTTGGAAACAAGTAAGCAGATTAATTTCAACACACATACATTTTATCTTTAAAAATAGAAAAAGAGAAGATGCTATTAACTTATTAAGTTTACCAGGAACTGCATTATACCAGATTGTAACACACAATAATCCACTTGAAGCTTTGAATAAACTAAACAAAGATGTGGATGCAAAAATACTTACACGAGAAGAAGCCGACGCAATTAATAAATTAATTTTAGATTTTTTTAGACCTTTGATAGGTATCCAACTTCTACAAAAAAATATGAATACTAGATTTTCTTTTGTAGAATTTAAAAAAGCTATCGAAGAAATAACCAGTGAGAATAATATAAATCTATCACAACAACAATTTGTATCTATCTTAGATGCGATTTTGTTTCTTTCCTCCAATGATATAGGCACTGAAGATGATATGAGTTATGCAGCAGTTTTATCTGGAGTATTAGGATCAGGCAAATCTACTGTACTAGGCTTGATATCTAAGGTATATGCTAAAATGTATGGTGATAACAATACTGATATCATACTAGGTACAGGGCACACTTCAATTTCTGCAGACAATATTAATAGGCATATAGATTCGTCACGTGTAAATAATAAAACTATTGAAGAACTTTCAGAATCTGATCTGGATGAAATAAATATACTAATAGTAGATGAGGCATTTGCAATGTCTAACAAACAGATAGACGCTGTAAATAAATTAGTCATTAGTGTCAATAGTAAAAGAAAGGGTAGTAACAAGCTTAAAGTAATATTTGCAGGAGATATGTCTCAGAATAGAAAAGACAATACTCATATTTTAATAACAGATATGGCTCGAGGCGGTATGCATGGAGAAGTGTCTATAGGGAACGCTACAGGTCTTGTACAATTATCCCCACTTAATACAATTTATAGATCTAATATACAGTCGATTACAAATGCTTTAATGAGTTTTAAAGATAATACAGAGTTTATTGACAGTATTGATACTATTTCAGATATTTCTACTTTATCAGAATACAGTGATTCTTCTTTAGGCGTAATCCAAGTAGTAGCAGACAATCTTCCTAAATTTTTAGCAAAAAGAAAGACTACTAGAACAGCCGTAGTTGTTGTTAACACCGAGGAAGAAAGAGATGCATTTATAAAAAAATTAGGCGCAGAAACTGATTTATCTTTGGATAAACTTAATGTCCAAGTATTAACTTACTACGATACTCAAAGTATAACTGTTGATGAGGTATATATTTTAATGTCGCATAATGGTAAAGATATAAATGGAGAAATATTTTCTGCTAATGCCTTTAATACAGCTATGTATACAGCAATTGGTAGGGCAAGGGAATTTGTAGGTATAGCTCCTTCTGCAGTAACGGTGAATACTAATAAACAAGAAGTAGATGGTAGTTTAGACATTGGTAATAAGGTCAGAGAACATTTAGCAGTGGCGCAATCTATGATGTTAGATGGGTTAGCCAATTCTGCTGAAAGATATTTTGGAGTAGAGAAAGAAATTAAAGAAGAAACTAATAAAGAGAAAAGCGACAGCAAAAAAGAAAAGGGGAAAGATAAAGCAGATGAATATACTGACGAAGAAGAAGAAGATGATGAATATACTGACGATGAAGAAGAATATGATGACGAGGATGGAGAGAGAGTACAAGCAAAAGAAGGAACAGGGGAAGATGCTGTAGATGATGTAATACTTGATCCTAATACTAATGAATTTATACCACCAGAAATACCTAGTAATGAGATATTAAATAACAAAAATAACATATCTTTCAAGGAGGTAAATAATGTTAATATTAAAAAAGTTACTAAAGGTAGAAAACCTACCGATGATTTGAAGATTACTATTATTAGGCAAAGAAATAATACTAGGAATGGTTTTAATATTAAAATTATTGCCATTGCTCCAGATTTAGAGGGTAGGTACTATGAAGTAGCTGTATTAACTTCAGAGGAATTAAATGGTAGATTCTCTTATTTAAGAGAGTCTAAGGCTAAAACCGTAAATTTTGTGCCAGGTAAAAAACTCAATGAGTTTATCACTAATCCAAGTGAACAAATTATGGCGGAATTGTCAAGTAAATTTATATCTAAAGCTAACTATGTATATTTTTTCCAAGGAAATACAGTTGAAACATCCATGGACAATATACTAGAAGATTGGTTAAATAGTTTCTACGAAGATAGGAAAATTTTAGATATTAAAACTGGGAAATACACTCCAGCTAAGTACCAAATGTATATAGATAATGATCCTAAAAAGGGAATTGACTATTCTAAGGTACGGACAGTAGTAATAACTAGAACCTACTTTGTAGAGAATGAATTAGGAAGAAGAGGATTTAATGAAAATGTTATAGGACATGTTGCATTAGAAATAACTGACTATAGACAAGATTCCCCTAATGCTGCTCCGCAATGGATTTTATTAAGTCAAAATCTAGCCAATACTAGAAATAGTGATGGAACGTTCGGATGGTATGATAAAACCATACAACCGCTAAGAGATTTCTTAGCGGATATCAATGATTTAGAAAGTTTGTTTACTAATAATAGTGAACTAAAGAAAGCAAATAAAGTAGGTTATCAACTAACTTTAGGGGATCCTGGCAAACGTCTAAATACATACATAATAGATGACTTTGCTAAATTAGCGTATATACATACACAAGAAAAAGGTATAAACCTACAACTAAAAGATAGGAAAAGAGTAAGAGAAATTGTTAAAAAATTATTAGAGCACAAACAAATAGATTTTATTACTAAAGATATTTCTGAAAAAACTTTAGACGAATTAATTACCTCGTTAGATAAAGTAGTAAAACAACTGTATTCCGCTAAAAGTAAAACACTGGTTATAGAAAATACTCAAGAAGCTATAGATGAGGTGGAGGAGTTATACAAAGATATGGGGTATACTTTTAATTTTGATAAAAAAATTGGTAAAGATGATAAATTTATAAAGGTACAAATAGAAATAGTAGATAATTCTACTAATACCACGGATATAGAAAACTTTAAAACATATATACATGGTATAGGTGGCACTAATACTACTAGAGCTTGGACAAGATTAGCAAGATCTACAGGATCTAATAAATTATTTGGGTATGAATTAAATACTAGTTATACAATTACGTATAACGATGGTACGTCTGAAAGAAAATCTACAGCTAGATCATTATTATCATTAACTCATGGTGCAACTGGATCACATGTGGGTAAAAAAATGTCTTGGTTAGGAGGTCTAAACATGGCATTTAGAGATATAGTTCTAGGCAGAACTATAGATAATCCGAGTAATAAGGAAAGGCTAGATAAAATAAGTGAAACTCTTGTTATCGAGAAAGATGGAAAGAGAGTTAATATGGTAAAAGTATTACAAGAAGCGGTTAATAAAATAATACTTGAGGAACACGCAGATACTGGAAAATATAGAGGTAAGAATAGTAAACTAATTAAACGATTAGAAGACTTGCATCCAGAAGAAGCTAAAGCGTTACAAGTTGCTCTCAGTAATTTTGAAAGTGTGCCTGTTACTTCACAAATGCTTTCGGACATAATTAGTCAAATATTACCTGGACAGCCTATTAAATTAGATAATGGACATTTTCTTAGAATAAATATAAGACCGTCTGTATCTGCACTAGATATGACTGATTCTGAAAATAGGAGAAAAATAGAAGAACAAACTATAACCTATTTCTCGCATTATACCCCACCTAAATTAATTGTAGGTAAAATTGGCAAAGCCACTAAAAAAAGTACGTCACCAAGTACAGATGAATCTCAGACATTAGAAGAATTAGGAATAGAGCTAGAGAAACATGTGAACAAATGGAAAAATAAAGAAGATTCACCAAAATCTGGGTATAGAAAAAGCGAGTTAAAACTTACGCCACAACGATTCGCTAAGGAAGGATTGGAAGAAGTAGCAGATGTAATATTATCACATATAGGAAACGTTCAATTTTACACATCTGAAAAATTTCCACGTGGGGCAGGTGTGACGTATATTAAGAAAGACGGAACAACTGTGGTTATACTAGGAAAAAATTATAAACTTACCACATTATTACATGAATTAATACATGCAGCAACTATAAGAGTTTTCGATGTCCCAGAAAAATTAAGAACTCCACAAGAGAAAAAATTTGTAGAAAGAATCAAGCAACTTAAAAAGCTATTTGATGCAGTTGCCCCTAAAGTATCTGGTAAAGCATTAGAAGATATATACTCCACCACAGTAGGTGAACTTACTGAAGAAGAATTTATAGCCAATCTAAGTAATAAAGAATTTATTGATTTATTAAAACAAATAGATTACAGAATTACTAAAAAAGAATTAGAAATAAATGTAAGAAGCAAATCACTTTTACGTAATTTGTTTGCCAGTGTTATAAAAGCGATAGCAGATTTATTTGGATTTAGTAAAAAAGAAAATGAGAATTTATATAATTTAGCAATTACGTCTTTAAAAGATTTATATACAGAAGAAGCAAAGACTGAAGAAAATCCAATAGTAAAGGCAAAGACAAAAAGAGCCAAAGCTACCAGGAAAACAACATCCAAAGCTACCAGGAAAACAGCATCTGAGACAGCATCTGAGACAGCATCTGAGACAGCATCTGAGACAACTGATGATTCACGCACTTTATTAGAAATTGCATTAAGTGGGATCACGTATTTAAAAAATAATCATCCTGGTATGGTGGATGTCTATGAAGATTTACAACAATTCGTTAATGAGATAAAAGATTATGATGAGTATTCAGAACAAGAAAAAAATGAGTTACTTACACAAGTAATTGAAAATATTAAAAATATACTAATTAGTCTAAATGATAGAAACAGATTCGTAATAAATAAATCAGTAGATGATTCTACAGGTTCGCATAAGATATCTGTTAAATACGAAAATCTTAACGAGTTAAAAAGATCATTCGGTAACTCAATACAACTATTTAATCAAGCTGTATTTGAAGTTAAAAAACAAATATACTTAGCACAAAATTCAGATGAATCTGTTATACCTTTTCAAGATGCCCAAAAGATTGCACATAAAAATATAAATAATCTTTATGTCACATTAGATAAAGAATTTAAGAACACTTTAAAAGAAGAAGGATTTAGTAATATAAATAATGTGGATGATTTATTGGATGTTTTAGAAGAAAAGAAAAATACAAAATTAGAACTAGATCGGAAATTAGACGAGGATGGCTTGTCTATGAAGGAGCTGCTAACGTTAAAAGGGGAAAGAATTTCTGTATTTACAGAAATAACTAAGATAATTTCTCTTTATAATAGGTATAATGACACAATTAAAGTGCTAGAAATATTATCAAATAATACTTCTAATGAGTATCAAAAAGTACTTAGGTATATTTTTAATAATTGGGCTTCCATTGAACTAGATAAAGGTGAAAGCAATCTACATAATGAAATTTCAAAATCAGATGAATCTAACTTTGTTGATTCATTTAGTACAGAAGTGAAGAATTATTTATCATTAATACCTATATATGGTTCTGATAATATAATAGTAAGTTTCGTGTTACCTAAATATGCTATTACATTTATATCTGACTTACTACATGACTATATAGATTTAGATAACTTAAATAATGTTACACAAATAAGAGAGAGTCTATTGGCAATTAAAAAGTCATCGGGTTTTAATAGAATTGATTTAGCTATATTAGATAAGTTAATTGAAACTATAGATAATTTTATAGGCGAAGAAATAGAGGATCAAGAAACAGGAGAACTTATTAGCAAACCAATTCCTACGACAATATCAGTATTTATAGACAATTTTTCTAAAGGGGCTGATAAATTTTCTGGGGACTTCTATGTTATAGAAGTTGTGGATCCATCTAATAATATCGATGTATCTGGCATGACAGTGGAAGAAGCTAAGTATAATTTTGGTGACAAGGTAAAAATAACTAAATACTCTTCTATAGAAGAAGCTGTAAGTAAATCAAAAAATACAGAACGAGCTGATATTATTTTAAATCTATATAAAAAGAATAAAGCCTTTAATGATTTAGTTAATTTAAGAACTTACTTAGGAAGTTTAGCTAAAGTTACTTATATCGAGATTCACGATAATTCTGGTATTAAAAAAGGAGAGGAAGGTGGACAAATTTACAGATCTTCTAAAGCGAAAAAAATGTCTTCATTAGGCGTGTCTCTTGGTACTAAAGTGAGATTATTAGACGAACTTTTTGACATGCTTATAGGAACATCTCCTGTGAATTACAATGGTACAGAAATATTTATAACTAGTAATAAGCACATGAGTGCAGTATTTAGTGGAATATTAAGACATAAAGCTGATGAAGCAGAAAAAATTGTTAACAATTTTTTACGATTATTTGGGTTAGATTATCTAACGAATTTTAAAGAAGCCATTAAAGAAGAAAAAGAATATAGTAATTTGTTGAATAATATTATGACAGCGATGTCGTCAGTTTATAAAGAGTTAATTGATGCAAAATCTGAATTGCCCAGACTCATTGGCAAAGGTCGTAACATCGATATTGAAACATATACCGAGTTTAAAAATATTTTTCTATCAAATAAGGCTATAAAAATATTAGGGGATAGAGTAGCAGATTTAGCTAAAAAGAATAGTGTAATAAAAGTAGTAAAAACTGTAAGAAGTGCAGACAATAAAACATTGCTAGAATATATCCCTACATTTTCATTTAGAGAGATAGTAAAAGACTACAATAGATTAAAGAAAGGAGAAGTATCTAAATATTTAAATGGCGAATTTTTTACTAAGAATATATTTATAAATAATATTAGTACCATTTTTAATGGTACCACTCGATTCTTATTAAGAAGATCTGGTAAATATATAACAAGTGCAGAAAGAATTTCTGACACACGCAGATTGCAATTATTGATGAATGATTTCTTTTTTGCGCAAATAGGTAGGGGGAAATTTGATGCCGAATATAAAAAGTCGTACTACCAACCTTTATACCAACAAGGATTATCTACTAAATCTGAGATACCTCAGGTATCTTATTTAGGAATAGATGGAATAATTCAAGCATTTCATTCTATGATAGAACAATTAGATTATGTAGAAGAACGACATCGGAATCATCCTTCTTATAATAAAAAAGAGAGATTAAATTTTTCTTTGTTAAATAACGCAGAAAAGTCGGAGGCTGCACAAAAATATAAAGGAATAAAAAAATATTCTAATGAAGAATATAGAAATATTCTAATTGCTGATATGATAAAACAGTTATATGATAAAGCAAAAAATCTAGTGACAAATTATGAGAACACAGGATTACCATTATCTGATGAATTTAGCAAAGCATATGGATTAATAAGAAGTACATTTAGCTCCACATCAATAAAAAATACAGTAATTAGAGGAATGTTTAAATCTCTAATTGATGAAACCGTTTTACCAGAAGATTTAAAAAACTTTAAAGCACATACAGAAGAATTTACTAAAGCAGCTTATCCTAGCAATGATGTATTTAATTTCATGGTTTTATCGTATTTAGCAAATAACTATGTAAATAGTTATGGACTTTCTCAACTAGCATATGGTGATTTTAATATGTATGGATCTGTTGAAAATATAGGCAAGAGATCTCAACTATCTGTTTCACCAGGTTATCTGTCCTTAATTGATGATAGATACGGTACACCTAAATTTGCTAATATGTTAATGGCTAAAGATGTAATTACTCCAGGAAGTGATTATGCTAGTATGTTACAGCAGTTTGATATAGACCACAACGACCTGAATAATATTTTAAATCAAATAACAAAAAATAATGGAGAGTTTTCTAATATAGAGAGAACAGATGGAACAGTATTTATTACGCCTAAGTTTTTTTATAAATTACAAAAAGGATTTGGAACTGGCCTTAATCTAAGAGCGGCTATTAAAGATCAAGCTTTTGGATGGTCAGAAATACGTACACCTGACAATGACAATACGTATCCAACTATAAAAGAAGCTTTAGAGGCATGGCAGATAAAACACAAAAAATCATTGGCTAAAAATAAGTTTTTTGAAGGAGTTCATTTTATAAAAGAATACTCTGAAAGTAATGATAACAAAAAGCCAAAATTAACTATAAAATTATTAGATGTAAAAACATTTCCGGTAGGTTTAAAGAATGCAATTATTGTATTAGACGATAACTTTATTAATGCTGAATCCAGATCTGCAAAAAGTAGAGAACAATTAGCTAAGCTTCGAAAAATGTTAGATGAGATGGAATATAATGGTAAGCCAATTGATATGTTAGTATTTAATTCAGCTAATAAAGTATTAACACCTAGTGGTGAAAACCTATTTGACGAAGCTGGTAATGTTTTAAGTAATATCTCTATAGATACAGATTCTAATGTAATTCCTATAGATATGTCTTTATTTAAAATTCAGTTTAACCCACACTCTTCAGACATTACTACAGCAGTACCTAGGCAATTACTTCATTTTATGTCTACTGTAGAAAATACAGAACATGCAGTAGAGGCTTATAATACTTTAGCAGCACTACAAAATATATTATATAGTAGTATTTTCAAAAAGGGACAAGTAAGTAAAAAAGACATAAAGAAAATGGCTATCAGTAGTAATACAGGGGCTAACGATGATTTTGCTGTAAGGAATGCTATAGAAGCAGGACTTTCTGTGGATCACCCACTTATTTTAAGTAAGATAATTACTATGTTAGGATCCAAATTAAATAAGAATGCTTCTAGGATCAGAGTAAGGGGAGGTAAACTTACGTTAAAGTCAGACATTGGTTACAGTGTAAGGAAGAAAGTTAAAGGCAGTAATGGTAAGATTAACATAATCATGGATAAGCTGCGAATTGGCAAAACTAAAGACGGCACTCCATATGCAGAGGCGGCTGTTCCTGCATATTTTTTAACAAATTCACAAAAGAAAGCATTGAAGGATGGTAAGCCTTTATTTTTAACTCCTGATATGTTTGGATTTAGAATTCCATCTGGTGATTTAAATGCTGGATTATTGATAAAAGTAGTAGACTTTTATTCTACAGAAGGAGATAGTAATATAATCATACTTCCAGATCTTGAAATAATGAAACAAGGTTGGGACTTTGACGTCGACTCGTTATTTTTATTATCATTCGAGGAACATGAGGTAGGATATAAATCAAAGTTAGCGGGCTCTACATTTTCATTTAACGCAGATTCTTTGGTAGGGTTTACGCATATTATCAATGGAAAAAGTGAATACGATCTTAAAGATAATACACAGTTTGAAAATTTTGAAAAAGCTGCTTTAGACGAATTAGCAAAGTTAACTACACAAATTACAAAGTTTAAAGATATACTTAAAGTTAATAAAGAAAGAAAAAAGAATGCAAAAAGTGTAGCAAGTAAAAACAAATATGAAAATGAAATTGGGGCATTAAATAAACGAATAAAAGAAGTAAGAAAAGATAAGAAAATTATACAAGAGGCTAGAGTAGCGGCGTTAAAAAATAGGCTTGTAAAAACAATAATGCTAGCATATTTAGATCCTTCAAACAATCATAGAATATTGGATGTGACTACTACTAAGATCATCGCTACAGCTTTACAATATTTACAAGATAATGGAATAGTCATAAAACATAATACCAAAGATTTATCTTTTCCAGAAGATAATATACAGCAGTATTCTAATGTAAAAGAAGCTGCTGATGCTATTAGTATTTATGCTAAAGGTAGTGGTGTATTAGCTTATTTATCTAAGGCATCTAAACAAAATATGTATCCATATTTACCAAAACATTTTGAATTCTCTTTAAATAATAAAGAGGTATCTAGGTTTGGTACACAAGTTTTAGCATTTGGGCAAGACACACTATCTTACATGATTAATAATAAACTACTCAACGCTTTCCTAGACGCGCTTAAAAACCCAGAAATTTTTGAAATAGGATTTAGTGGTGCAAATGCTAACTTAATTGATGTTGGTTTATCTTTAAATAACGTATCATTTGAAGATATATTATTACTAATGAATATACCATTAATAAAAGAAGCATTTAAAAATAGGACTATAACACATTTAATGAAATTAGTAGAAGAGGTTGTGGTGGAAAGTGGAACAAATTTAGATGGATCTAAAGCCTACACATATGCGTATACTGATTTAAGTATAACAACAGACGAAATACTAAAAGCTGCTAAATCTAATAATACAGAGTTAATGGAAATAATTAAAGACCATAATAATTCTGATGTGCAAGACGAAGATATAAGTGACTATGAGGAGCAATCAAATAGTGAAATAACACAAGATGATTCATCACAAGTAGACGAAGATACGGAAGTTGATGCTAAATTCAAACAATTAAAAGATGCCAAAAACGGTGAGGAACCTGGAGATATGTCAATAACTGATTCAATGTTTGAAATTTATATACAAAACTTACGTAATGAAAATAAAGTAGACTTTTTATCGTTAGTAGATAACGGAAATAATATGGAATTAATGAAAGCTTTATTTATGTTACACAAGATCTACAATATTGCCCAACAAAAACGGAAGCTAATACCATTAGTTAGTCTGCCACAAGATAAACCTACTAGTCCACAGCAATTATTTAACTGGGAGACTAAGATTAAACAAATATTTAAGTCTAAGTTTTTAGATGCCTTATATACTAAGTTTGCAGATATGCCAAATAATTTATCAGTTGAGGAATATTCTAAGTACATAAGAAAGGGGCTAGAACAGTTAAAGAAAAATAGTTTCGATAATCAACATGATTTGATATTTGCCGCAGGTATACAACTTGATATATTTAATATATTAGACACAAATCCACACATTGCTGTTGCACTCATACAAACATTGAATCACTTATATAACATCAAAACTAATTTCTCTATATTTTCTGAAAAATCCATGAAGATAGTTAATTATATTACGCCTACTTCATCCAATATTTTATTGGACGAAGGTACAGCTAGTGTGTATGGGGCATGGTTACTATCAGATATTCTCATGTCTTCAGAAGTAAGTAGTATTATGTTTACTGATATCAGACAGTCAGTAACGATTAAAAAAGGTGCGGTTAAAACGAGAAGTTTACATGGTATAGACTCTTTTGTTAATGATGTAATAGATAAAATAAATGCCGTGCTGAGATATGAGGATAGAGAAATAAAAAGAAATTCGGATTTTCTTAGAAATATCTTTATCGCACATTTAGTAACTAAATCTGGAATTGGAGCGACAATAAATACAGTCGATTCTATTTCCCTATATTCATTTGAAATATCTGACTATCATAAAGCATTCACAGACTTATCTTATTACGATTTTATTCCTATTAACGATGATGACGGGGAATTTATTAGGTATGAAGTAGTTTATGACCCAACAAGAAGAGAATCATCTTTACAAAAGGATTTAATTACTTATGCAATAATACATACTGGATTAAGAATTGCTTCTAACAACTATGTAAATGCTATAGCACCTGAAATATTATCTAGATATACTGGTAATCTGAATAAAACATATGATACTTGGATAAAAAATAATGCTAATTCAAGTGGTTTAAGGAAGATATACATGTTGGGAGTTGCTGAAAAATTTCCTGAAAGTGTTCCTACACTTTCAAAAATTTTGCAGAAAGATTCTATAATAGCACATAATTTTAGTGACGCAGGAAAAACTAAATTAGATGATATGTTAATAAATCTATATGGAGCAGAGGCTGAAAATAGTTTACCATATTATGATTATATTATAATTTCTAACAAACCAAATTCTTTACCGATAATAAAACTAGGAAAGGATGTAAAAAATCATAAAATGCTTGTATTAGTACACCAAGATGAGATAGAAGTAGGAGATAAAGTAACTACTGTATCTTTTTACCATAAGGTAAATCCTGGTAAAATTGTTTTGACTAAAAAGCCTTATAATTTTTCTGATCATTTTAGAACGGACCTGCCTACAATTAAATTTATACCTAGTATAGAATATGACATACATAGTAAAGAGGTATTAGACGAAGATAATAATCTCGTACAAAATACGTTTACTATTACTTATAATAAAAATATGCATACTAGAAAGTATTTACCTACTGATAAAATATATGGTACGTATTTTGACGATATGGCAAGACATAGAATATCTTTGTTACAAATAGATAATTATGAAACATTTGAAGAGGATGATTTTATACAATATACGGTTATTGAAAATGATATAGGGTATAAAGTATATAACGAAGTTACTGATACTTACGAAGATATGCCAACTCAAGATGTAATTAATAAAATAAATAGAAATAAAATAAGATCTATTTACCAGTACTCTTCAACGGGTTCTGATTATTTTCCTAATTTAAACGCATTAGGTGGGGATAGAGTATTTGTCTATGTCACAAATACGTTAAATCTTCCGATATCCGCACAAGTTAAAAAAGCATTTGGGAATGCTAAAGAAGTATTTAAGACTAAAGATATTTCTAAATCTGTAATTGGTAACTTCGGCGCAACTAAGCAAGTTAATAAGGTAGTAATGGGAACTAAGGGATATGGATTTGGATTAGTTTTTAATGATGTATATGATATTGATGGAAAATATTATGAGTATAATCAACTTGAAGAAAATGTTAAGAAGTCTATAAATTTATTAATAGACGCCGCAGAACAGTCCCCAGAACTTAAATTTATATTTACATTTAATAATTCTAATGACCCATCACATTTAAATATTAAACAACTTTCTAAAATTATTCTATCTACCAATAGATCTATACCTAGTAACATATATTTTAGTAAATCGTTATATGAAGAATTAAATTACCAGGCTGTTACAAAAAGTAAAAATATAGACCAATTATTAGACAAAATACAAAGTAAATTAACAAAAGACGATACTCCAGAAGAGGCAGAAGCTAGATTAAAAGACTCTAATGTCAATAGATTTACATTAGGAGGAAGAAAATCTAATATTAAAGTACAAGAAACTACAGCTGAACAATTGTTCAAAGCAGCAATTATGGATAATGATCCTGTATTATTAGCAAAAGCATTATTAGATAAAGAATTATCAAAACATGCTGAAGAAATAGAGAAAAATTGTAAAAGTTCTGGAGGTCTAACTGCTGAGTCAGGATTAACATTAGGATTTACGCCAGGTTCGCAATGGGAAATAGTTAAAGATCTTAAGGGTCCTTCACATACTCAAGGAGGTATTGACCTATCTATCGATAACGGTAGGGTAATGTTCTCTGATGGTAAAACTAAATATCATGCTGCTGATGGATTAACTATTCAAGCAAAAGAACCTTCATTACTTAGAAAATTAGAAAAAGCTATTTTTGGGTTTAATGATACTCCAGAAGAAAAAGAATTTACAAGGTTAAAAAATATTAAAAAACCTATGGAGCCTAAAGGTGATAAGAAATCTAAAGTGGTTAATAATACCGAATATTCTAGAAATTGGATGGACTACTATGTAAATAGTAAAGAGTTTGTAACACGTCCTCCATCAATAGAAGAAAGGAAAATTGCACAAATTGAAGAAACTAAAAAATATATAGATAAATTTAAAAACTATGAGGATATAGGTACTATGGCTGCTTTGTCTAGATATATAGATAAATTTAATCCTTTTTCAAATAGTTCAAGTGATTCAGTAAATAGAAAAATAACTAACAAGATAGTGGGGGAAAACTATAAAAATATTTATAAAGAATTAAGTAAAGGAGTAAACAACGTAGCGCAATCTACTATTACAACTTTATTAGAGTTACCTCTTTATTCTGATAAAGGTATAAAATGTGAATCAGATCAGTGTGCGAAGTTTGTAAGAGATGATATATATAAAAGTATAAGTACTAAGATGGGTGTAGATAAATTTTTTAGTACATTAGGTGTATATGGAGATGCTTGGAATATGGCAGATAATGTAATACGTAAAGGAGGTAATTCTGTATACAATAGAATGACTGATAAAGGTAAAATAAAAGGAGTAAAACCTGGGGATATAGTATCTATATTTACTGGTGGTACTTCCCCATATCAAGCAGAAGCTGACATAAAAGGGGATGGTAATTCACATGTTGGGTATGTTAGAAAAGTATATGCTGATGGTTCATTTGATGTAAATGATAATACACATCAAAAAAAAGAAGATGGTAAATGGCAAGGTGTAGCATATACAATAAGATTTAATAGTGATGGGAAAGTACAAAATGCGTATAATAAAAGAATTTTTCATAAAATAAATAGAATAACTAGGCCTAATTATGACAAGATTCCTACTAATTACCAAGAGGTAGAAAAATTTGAGGCTGATCCTTCTATAACACGATACATCGGTAAAAAAGGTTATGAAAGAGTAGTTAATATGACAGAATTTATAAATGCAAATTCTAAAAAAATACAAAATTTCTATAAACTAAATGCAGAAGAGTTGAGCTCTTTATCTAAAGCAGCTATTGGAATAATGTCTAAAGAATCTAAAGTGGGTAGCAGTTTTTCTATGGGAGACAAGTTACCTGACACAGTGAGTGACGTCGTTAGGAATACATATGAAATAGGCGCATCAATAGCTAGACGAGTTAAAAGAGGTTTGCAAACTTTAACTGGTAGCAGTGAAAAAGTTTCTCCATACGCATCTACCGGTTATAGTAGAATTAAGATGTTAGAAAACTTTAGTAATAAAAGAATAGATGAAATATCAAAGGAATTTGATTTAGACGATCGAACTAATGAAGAGAATGCATATATGTTTACATTAGCGATTCTTGCAAGAAAATACAGCAATTATAAAGCCACTGAAAAATCTGACGGGGATGCTTTATATAGAGCAATTGTTTCGTATAATTCTCCAGAAAAAGCTAATAGTAAGAAAGATATACAAAATAAAAGTATTGATTACGCTAATAAAGTATTAATATTAGGTAATAGCTTAAAATCTTTCAACAAAAATGGCGTCTATGGTGACAAGTTTAGTTCATTATATAAAGATAAAAAAGTATTACAAAATGCCGCTAAACTTACCACTATAGGCATACCAATATTAATAGATAATAAATATGATTTCGACACAAATATAAAAAGAATAGTAAATAATAAGGATAAAAAACATGTAAAATAATATGAGTACTAAAGTAGAAGCACAAGGCGGCGAGTTAGTAATACGTAATACACATGGTGATGTAGTAATAATTCCACGTAATAAAAGAAGAGAAGCACTAGGATATTTAGCTAAAGGAGATCATAGATCTATTGACGCTATAGCTATGAAACTACCTAAAGCAAGTGATTATGCTATGAGTGGAGGAGTATATGATGGTGGGGAAGATCCTGTAGAAAATCCTGTAGAAGGAGTAATGGGACCAGAAACAACTATAGTAGGTAAGAGGCCATTCTCTGTTAAAAACTTTTTAACTAGATGGGGTAAGCATAATGCTGAAAATCCATCAGACAATTTCTTTGGGGCATTAGGACAAGGGCTTATGGCACCTCTCCAATTAGCGCAAGCTGGAGCAACATATGCTTTAACAGGGGGTAAAGAAATAGAACCTGGAGCAGCATTGAGAGGTTCTAAGTTTACTAATTTTATGAATAAGTTAAGTAATACCCCAACCATGGATCCTATTTCTAAGACTGCAGCATCTGTATTAGGGTCAGAGACTGGTCAGAATATATTACTTGACCCGTTGAATATACCTATTACAAAAGGAGCTCAAACTTTCTCTAAAATAAAACCACTAGGTATTACTGAAAATATAGGTAGTGATTTAATAAGGAATGGAGATGTAGAAAATGCTATACGTATTCCTCGAAAAACAATACGTGCAATAGAAAATGTGTTTAATAAAATAGGTATGCAAAAAACATTTAATAGATTAGAGAACATAGGGTACGAACTCTCCACTTTACCTAAAAAATTATCGCCTAGTTATCAAAGATATGCTGAGAAAGAACTTGCTGCAGCTAATGAATGGCAGGAAAATTGGTACTCTCATCCTGAAGTTATAAGAAGAATAAAAGCATTAGAAAAAGAAGAAAATGATGTTTCAAATATACGTATTAATTATATAAATGGACTTAATAGAATGGCAAAGCAAGATCCATATAATATTGCTAACCTTACTCAGGCTGAATTAGATTTTAACTTTCCTGAAATACCACTTATAACTGAAAATGAGTGGACACGGGTATTAGAAAGAATACAAAATAAAAATTTTGAAGCCGCATTTCAATCAAAAGAGGCCAAACTTCAGAATTTGCGAGAAGGATCTAAAAGAACAATGAGAGACACTGAAGGGATAAGCGGCCATTTTCTAGATATGGATTATGCTGGAAAGAGGCAAAATTTAGTATCAAAATATACTAAGAATATTAAATCAACAGGAATACATGAAGGTAATCATGGATTAACAGAAGGAAATGTATACTTACCTCGAAGTAAGGGGTATGTATGGAGTATTCAAGAAGAACTTATTCGTATCTTTGGAGACAATGTTGGTATTCCTGTTAGAAATGCTAAAGGTAAATTTAATTCATATAAAGAATATCTACAAGATCCTACTGAAATCTACGCAAGAATAGCAGAATTAAGAGAATATTTAAAGCTTACTCCTGATGATATACTTACTGATGAAATGATAGATTCTTTAATAAAAGAGGGTAAGGAAGGGAAGACTCCTGTACATTCAGTATTTTTCAATATGATACAAAATCCTCAAAAGCTTAAGGATTTATTTAATAAATTACCTGCAGTGGTTTCTGCACCACTAGGGGCACACTATTTACAATCACAACAAGAGAAAGACAACTAAACTAATGTAGTATGAAAAAAGAAAAATTAACTGTTAATAATTACAATAGAAAGTCGTATGCTACTGGTGGACCAGTGGATCTTCCTATTGGTGTAATTGGTCCAGAAGTAGAGATAATAAGTAATAAAATAAGTCAAGAAGTAAGTAATAGATTAAAACAAATTAGAAAAGAAAATCCCCAACAAAATTGGTTACACAGATCAATTCCATTTGCTAAAGCTTCAGGCAGATTAGCGTCCACTATGAATGAGAAAGAAACAGAAAATTATGAATCTTTTATTAATGACAAGTTAATAGAGCAATATTTACCAAAAAGTTATGGTACAACTAGAAATTGGGGGAAAGTAGAAGAATTATCAAACTGGTATAAAAATTTAGATCCTTATGTAGCAGAAGTCATGTCTAAATCTAATAGATATGCGGGAATATTACGACATGGAGAAAGGGCAAATACAAGAAATTTTTACAATAAAACACTACAATCAGGGGAATTAACAACCCCTTTCACATTACCATCTAAACGTGGGATAATTGATAATAGGGAGTTGTATAATTCTGGTAGAGCTGAAGTATTTAGAATGTTTCCAAATGCTGATAACGATTTAGAAGATTACGTTAATCCATTTATATTGGTTAATAATGCGTTAGGTAACTTAGCAATGGCAGACAGTGAATTTAAACAAGGTAACTTTAAAAACGCCGCACTAAATGCTGGAACAGGCGCATTGGCACTTGTCCCCGAATTAGGGGCGGCACCAGTGCGTAAAATATTAGGGGAGGCTAGTAGAATTGCTCCTAAAATATTGCCTAAAGTAACAAAGGCTGCTAATAATATTTACAATAAAGTTGCGACTAAACCAATTAAAAAGGCACTTAATACTCTATCTAATATAGATAATACAATAAATGACAAAACTGGCAGGGGTATTGCTCTATCAACAGGTGTAGGAGGAATCAATTTAGATCGAAAAACAAGTGGCAACAGGGAGACAACTTTAGAAAATGCTGCTGAATTACTTTTAAAAGGGCGTCAAGTTTTATTACTTGACGATCTTATTAACAATGATACAAATAGTAGAGCAGTTTCAGAAGAAGAAAAACTACTTACATACGGAGCAGCATTGCCTACTATTAATCGAGTTAAAAGAACAGTGGATAGTAATAATAATGAAGTCTTTAAAAGTTACAAGCCTTTAGAACGGGTATCTAGAGCATATTTTGGAGAAGGTAAATACTTAAATCTTGCAGATAAAGAATATAAAGATATAAAAAACTTTAATAAAACCTATGCCGCTTTAGATAAAAGTATAGAGCAAGCTGAAAAACTTGGTAATACCGCACTAAAAGAAGAGTTAATTAAAAATAAAGAAAAATTAGTTTTAGATAGAGATGCCGCACAAGTTAGGTTCAATGATGCAATAGACGAGGCCAGAAAAAGAGCTGATAAGCATAATACTTTTTTACAAAATAATCAAATGAGAAGGGCCAATTCAGTGGTGGGAACAAGAAGACGTCTATTGTATAATTCTAGAGGAGTAACAGTAGGTAGTAGAGATACTTGGAGAAGATTTGCTAAAAACAGAGGAGTTAATCTGATTAATTTAGTGTCTGGTATACAAGACATCATAAAAACTGGTAAGTTTTTATCTGATGAAGGCATATTAAATTTTGAAAATACAAAAAAATAAAATATAAGTATGTACCAATTAGCAAATAGCTTTGAAGAAACAGATAACTTAGGTCAAGTACAGAACGACAAACAAATAAATACAAGTTATGAACAACCTGAAGAATCGTACAGTGAGTATACTATAGGCAGTCTTGTTTCTTGTTTGTTTGAAATGAGAGATAATATGCATATACAACATTTTAAAACAACTTCTTATGTTACACATATGGCATTAGATACATTATATAAAGACATAGTAGATCTAGTCGATTCTCTAGTAGAGTCTTGGCAAGGTAAGTATGGTATTATATCTGGCTATACTCCTATAGAAATACATGAAGAACTTGATGCTGTAGAGTATTTAAAGTATAAATTAGAATACATTACTGAATTTAGAGGAACTACTAAGGATAGCTATATCCTTAGTCAATTAGATATAATTGAAGAACTTATTTATTCATCTTTATATAAATTACAAAATCTTAATTAATGAGTTGTCCTAATATTAATAGTAGAGAGTGGAAAGATTTAGTAGCATTAGGCGGAGAAGAGCTCGCCTATAAAATATTTGCGCTAGATCCCACATTAGAATCCGTAGATGTTATTACTAAGCAATTAAGTAGTTCAAAATATAACGTATATTTTACTTTAGGTAATTCTAAACAGACTAGATTTAATAGATTAAGTAATAGAGGAAGGAACGAAGATAAGTTTAGAGAAGTAGTAGCTGATGCGGTAGAGAGGGGTAATAGTGAGAATAATATGCCTGCTAGTTTTAAACAGCTTATACAAAGCGGAAGTAGAGTGAACCCATCTATAGAATATGTAGGATTAACTACGCCAGATGGTATGATAAATAAGTTTAGACAACAACCACTTAAGCCTATACAAGAACATATTAAAGAAGAAGTGGAAGAATTATATAAGAATGTTAGGGACGGCGAAGAAATTAAACCTAACGATTCTGCAATACCTTTAACTAAAGAGGATTATTTAGAATACCGTTTGAATAAAGCAGAAAGTGCTGCAAATAGAGGCAAAGTACAAGAACTGGTATTAACTCTTCCATTGATAGAAGATGAGACTGCGTATAATAATGCATCACAAGAATTAGCTGATCTGTTTGAAAAGATAAATCAATTTAAACAAATGGATAGTATTATTAGAAATAATACTAATAAAGTTATTCAGATAAATGAGAAATGGTTTGGATGGATATTAAAAGATGAAAATATAGCTTATTATGTATCTAAATTATTTAGAATATTAGGGATTCATGAGATAATTGATAACAAAGATTCAACTATTAGATATTCTTTTCAGGTTCCTATGAACTCGCAAATATTAGGCGTTAAATCTGTAATAGATATGTTAATACAACATAAGGAACATTCTTATTCTATCATAGATTTTAAAGCAGGACAACGTTTTGCATCAATGACTAATTCAATACCATTAAAATATTATAGAAGAGCTAATATAGATATTACTGATAACCCTCAAAACATAGCTAAATTACAAATAATGTGGGAAGCAATACTTACTAGAATTAACGATCCACAAGCTAAGTTTGAAAATCTTATGGCAGTATGGATACCTGATGAATCTGCTATGCATAAATCTGGAACTAAGTTTCATGTTGATCCCAAAGAATTTTTACCTATGATAGAGATGTTTCTAATGGATGAAATGAAAGATAAATACGATACATTAATTGCAATCGATCCAAATTTGTTTGATCCTAGTGTGTATATGGCTGAAAGTGATGCGGTATTAGCAATTAGGAATAGATTAAGTTCTAGTAAAAAAGATATATTTTTAGACGATTTAACACAAGAAGTTATTTATAGGCAGAAATTTATGGATTACTCTAATTATGGTTCAAAATATATACAAGATGAAAAGATTAGAGATTTATTAGATGTAATAAACCAAGCCGTCGTGGATAATGCTGCAAAGACTATGCCATTTTTAAGAGGGCATGATTTTAAAAACATAAGGGATTTATCTTTGGGAGAATATTGGATAGGCTCAGCTTACAATATAAAACATCCAGTAGTATCTTCTGTCTTAGAGGTAGAACACGAACAACTGTTAAAAGCTTCTAAAGCTTTTCAAGAAGATAGTAGTATTTTTAAACAACTTATTATTAAAATGGCTATAGATTATTATGATAAAGATACCAATACTACAATAAAAGTATTAGCAACTACAGAAAAAGAACTTATAGAAAATGTTAAAAATGATTCTAGATTTTCGTGGATAATGGAAGGTGATAAGGTTAAAAAACCTTTTATTGACATTATGAATTTTCTTAATGATAGATATTCAAAAATATTAGACCCTAAAAGAACTGATTCTTTGTGGAATAAACAACTGTCGTATAGGATAAAAAAGGAAAGGGGTAAAATAAAAAAAATACCAATAACATATGGTAATGAGATAAATTCATCCGAAGTACGAAAGAACTCGCCATTTGTATATATTGCAGGATGGTTTCCAAAAGTTGCAAAACTTGAGTCTGAATTTGACTATAAAGACAGTTTTAAATTTAGACAATTTTTTAGAAAATATTTAACTAATTTTTATGAATTGGTGTTTGATGAACAGCATAATAATACAGAAGTAATTCCTTTAAGAGGATTAGGAAATATTATAGCTAATATGGAAAATGAATACTCTTTTTCACTTGAGAACCAATTTGAAACTTTTATGAAATCTGCTTATGCTAAAATATATTTGACTCCTGCACATTCGTTTATAGAATCAATAAAAATTAAAAATATGGATAAATCTACTGGTGAAGTATTACTACCAAATTTACAAAAATGGTTAGATGCTCATCAAGATTTGGCATTACGAGGAAGAAGACCTGAATTAGTTAGTCCCTTTTCAAGGGCATTACCATTTACATTTGGATTTAATTCTAAAGAAACTAACGAACATATAAGAATACTACAAACATTTGATTTAGGAAAAGCGTTATTATCTTTAGGAAAACTGACTGCTTATATACGATTAGGATTTAATATACCAGGCGGTCTTAAAAATGCATTAGGTATTATGTTTTCATCATTTACTGAAGCTTCTAAACAATCTATTATGAAAAGACTATATGATGATCCTAAATACACTTCGTTTGTAAATGATTTTACTACAATGGGAGCATCAGAATTTGGAGCAGCATTAGGCCCCTCTATTAACATGCAGGTATCTGCTATGAAAGGACAACTTAATCAAAATAAATTATGGGTTTTAATGAACCAATTTAATTATATACCTTCTATATCTCCACTAAGAAAAGAACAAAAGTACTTTGTAACAGATTCCTATAAATTAGGTAGCACAAATATGGCACTTCTTCCATATTCTACTGCAGAAGAGGTACTTATTGGTACATTCTTTAGAGCACAAATGGAACATATTAAAGTAGAACAAGGTCCTATGAAAGGTAAATCTTTATGGGATATGTATGAAGAAGTTACAAAAATTGATCCGGCTACGGGTATAGAATATAAAACTTGGGAATATAAAAAAGATGAGAATGGTAAACCATATGTAAGAGGGATCATCATAGATTCTAATGGTAACAGAGAAGAATTAACTGAATTGTCTAATAAAGAAGTAATGGCAATGCATGCTATTTATGAAGAAAAACAAGGCGGTTTCGCACAATTGGATAGATCTTTTTTGGAAGCGTCTATATTAGGGCAAGTATTGATTCAATTTAGAAGACATTTACAATCTGTGTTAAGACATGGCTTGATGACCCATGGAGAAAATTATATTAAAGGTAGGTATCAAAATACTGGTAAGACAGATGAGGATGGTAATACAATATACGAATTTAAAGCTAAGGCAATAGAAGGAAAATGGATGACTTTATTAGGTATGATAATGTATTACACCCCCACAATCAGTAAAATATTTGGTAAAGATACTAAGGTTTCTAAATTTATAGATAATAATTTTCCAAAAGGTTTAGATGAATATGCATGGGATAAATTAGATCAAGGACAAAAAGAAAATATACTTGATATGGGATTAAATATATCTGTATGGGCATTGATGAAAGCCGTACAATATTTAGCATTTGGATCTGCTCCAGATCCAAAAGATAAAATGTACCAATGGTCACAAAAAATTATAAATGAAACATTACAACATTGGAAAATATGGCAAATGTATCAAGATATTAATCAAACTCCAGCTAGTATGAAAGTGTTAGCATCTATATTAAGTGGTACAGCTCAAATATCCCTATCATATTTATTATATGGTGTGGATGGATTAGAAGTTATTGATATAGACGATAAAGAATATTTAACTAAAGATAAGGAATTAAGAGGGTCTAATGAATTTTCTGGTACTTTACCTGTGTTTACTTCACTTAGGACTACTTGGCAACATGCTGAAAGTGCGTTCAATTTAGGTGACGAAGAAGATGAATAGTAGATGATCCTGAAAAAAAAAAAAAAGGCCCGCCAAGATTACTCTCGACGGGCCTACCAAATATAAAACCAATAAATTATGCAAATTTAAATATGGATCTTCATTCCATATTTTTTAAGATAGTCAGCATAGAAAATAGATAAAGCGGCTTTTATATAGTCTTGATAATTAAGTTTGTCAAGACTATTTTTTATATGCGTAGCTTCATCTACATATTTAAACGTATTCTTTTCTAATAGTTTCTGCTGCTTATATTCTTTTCTTACTTCTTTAAAAAAATCTTCTAGGGGACCCCCGTTATTATTTTGACTAGTTGGTAGCTTCTTCTCTGTGACAGCCTTACCATTCCTTTGTCTAATTAAATTTTGATATTCTTCAATACTAATATTGAGAATATTAAGAGCCTCCTGCCTACTTATCATAGGCTTATTCGGTATATCTTGGGTTAGATATTTCGCAATCTTCTGGCGAAGGTTCATTGTCTGAGCTTTGATATCCATAAATTTCTTCTTCTTTTTCAGGTCTTGACCAGACCTCCATATCTTCAGTAAATGTTACTCCTATTCTTTTTTCCCAATACTTCTTGAGTTCGTCATCTTTAGTTAAAATTTGCCAATTCATAGATGTTTTTATACGTTGTGATCTATCCGCAACATATTGAGAAAAATAGGTTTTAACATAGTTTCTATCTATTTTAGAGTATTGTCCATTTTTAAATGGGTCCATCACTTGTATTTTAAAATCATTAGAAATACTGAATTTAAATACAAGATCTTGTTCATTTAGATAAACTGTCATAAAATCTTTGTGATCCATTAGAAACCTTCTGTAATCGGAAGAAATTTGGTCTAATTTAAATGCTAAATAAATATTGTCTCCCCATTCATCTCTAGACTCTGGATAATACCCTATATATGCATCTATATAGCCATTTTTTTTAGATTGTCCATGAGGAATTTCTAAAATTTGTTTAATAAATGACGTTGATTTCGTCATAGTTAAGTTATTTAAAACTTATATTCGGATTTAGGTTTAGGCTGATATACAGTCTGAACCTTTTCTTTTTTAGGTACTTTCCGTATTCTCACTGAATGTTCCTTTTTCGTTTTCATTTATAAACACGTTTAATGTTATACATCCTTCATTTTCAAATAATTCCATAGGTAAATCCCATTGTTGTGTAAAGTTATGATAATCATAAGCTTCCAATAGTTCGTCAACACCTTTGTAATATTTTTCTCCTTTATATCCTCCATATAAACCTGCATCAATATCTGAATCGGAAGTCTTGTATATTATGGCAGGATAGGATGATCCCAATTTAGATTCTACTACTATGAATATAAAATCTTTGATTAAATATCCAGAGATATCACTAAGACCTTGTTCTTTTCTATCTTTAATTCTATAATTAGCTAAAGCTTCTGTGTAGAAGGCCGCTTGTCTATAGTATCCAAATTGTACAAATGAAGTAGGAAAATCATAGATACTTTTACCTATTGTTTTTAAATCAAACGGTTGTATATATTTTTCCCTATGATTTATATAGACACCGTCTAATAGTGCTTTACATTCATGATTTTTATAGTTAAAGTAGATTGGTAACTGATGTATTAATTCTATGTTTGGATCATTGTTTACAAAATACTTATGTGTAAAAGAATTTGCTAAAATTTTATCCCTACATTGTATTACCACATCATATTCATCTTTAGATAGTATTGTTTTGCCTGATTTACTACTTCTAACAGCGTTATAATATTCTACTGCAGTAGGATTAGTCCAAAAAGAATCTACTACTCTTTCTATTTTCATTTTATATCCAGCTTTATCATAAGCTTCTCTATAGTGATCTATTGGAGATTCTGGTGTTAATTCAGAAGGTAAACACTCTACGAATTTAGCCATATATCCATATGGTCTAACTACGTCTACTACAGTAAACTCGTCATCAAATACACCATTTGAAGTTAGTAAACAGTCTAATGCTGAACCTACTCTAAAATGTTTTTTATCTTCGTCTTCAGCATCTGGGTTATCCATTTTCATTTTTACCCATCTAGGATTAGATAATGCTCCTAATAATGAGTTAGATATTCGTTTAGATGCGAAGTATTCTTTTATTTTATCCATTACATGTTTTAATAAATGTGATTAGTACTATTATAAATACTAATACACACGTAGACAGAATAATAAAGTTTGTTCCGTCATTATCTTCATTATGTAAATAACATCGGTACTTGTCTATACCGCATTCACATTTTTCAGGTCTCATTTTAATTATTTAATATGGTTTTGATACTTAAGTCCACTTGTTTTTGGGATGTAGGCAAAAACAGATTATAGAATAATCCATTATTATGTAGGTAATATTTAAATAATTTCCATTTTAAATTAAACTCTGGAGTTCTCTTGCCTTTAGTTTCTATAAGCCAATCCCTACCTATAAAATCTGGTATATATTTTATCTTTGATACTTTCTTGGCTAAAGCAGAATACACTTTTTCTTTTTTTAATGTTTTAATTTCCCATGATTCAAACTCATGCTGGAAATCTTCTAGAAGAATGAATGACACTGTCTCATATCCGAAATCAATGTCATTCTCCTCTAGTTTTTTATGACAATATGCTTCTAATTTAGACTTAAATTTATTTCCATTTTCATCTACTGTAGATACAGCTTTATATTTTCCTGACATTACAAATATTTTTACAAATATAAAAAATATTTTTTATAATTTAAATATTTAACATATAATTTATGTCAAGTATCTATTCTAAAACTAGTATTTTATTTTTATTAAGTATATTCAAGTCATATTCCCATAGTTCTACTGCTGCATTTATGTCCAATCTTTCTGTCTTAGTAAGTATTAATTGGTCAAATGTGTGTAGTTCAGTAGAGAATATTGGTAGTACATTCTTAACATTCTTACCATAAAACATTGAATTTGTTACAGACTTGTCTGAATTTATTATAGAAATATTTTCTGGTACTGGATAGAAAGCGTAATTACACAATACTTCTGGGTTGATTATTCTATTTTCTATACAGAAGATACAGTTTTCTCTACTACTCATTAATATTCCTTTATAGAAGTAAAGCTTATTAACTGCTACAGATTCTTCTGTACCATATAGATTACCATTTTTATAGTATGTTATTATACCATCTTCTAATCGTTCTTCTAGTATAAATCCTTTTGAAGTTGTTATTATCGGATCTATCTCAATAACTTTTTTACTCAGTGAAATAGTATATTTAGATTGAATTGGTTCAGAGTTAAAGTAATATATTAAATCTTTTGGTATGATCCTGTTAATTGATTGTGGAATACCATAATGTTTATTTATTATTAATACTTTAGGTTTACTTGGGATAGTATACAGAGTTTCTATATCATCTGTAGTTATTTTATAAAATATTCCTTTAGTAAGGAGTTCTGATAAACAGCTTTTATCTTCTTTTGTATGAAAAGTTTTTACTACTTCATTTAAAATTACACCAGAAGTTGCTACGATAATCTCCATATTGTTTTTAACAACAAATATTGGAGTTCTGTAAGAGACTTCAGACGAGTGTCCTACTGCAAATACTGTGTTTGGCATATCTGAACGATACCAAACTACTGTAGCTTCTCCTACGATGTCATTCATAAATTCTTTTTCTTTTCCTAATACTACAGCATTTGCTATAGTTTTAGAGTCTGTCGTACCAATAGGTACGCCTAGACTTTTTGCGAGTATGTCATGGTTATATACTGTGCCTTTGTGTAAAATTGTAAATATTACTCCTTCTTTATTTTTTAATAAGTAAGGTTGAGTATTTTCTATAGATACTTCTCCTATAGTAGTTTTTCTAGTATGTAAAGCAAGTAGATTGTAATCAGTAGGTAATTTTATATTATCTGTTAATAGTGTATATGTGTTACATATTTTGTTATCTTCGTTGGGAAGTATCTTCTTTATAGTGTAGTTACCATCTACTTCGTAGACAATCCCTGCGCCGTCACCTCCTAGATAATCTTGTTGAAATGATATGAGCTTAATTAGGTATTCATTGACACCTCCTGTAGTTAATAAGAAACTGCACATACTTTTAAGTATTTATTAGTGATTAAATAGGGAAACATTTGTTGGTAATGTTGTGCGGTTATATTTTTAGATGAGTTAGTGATAGAGTTATCCATTCCTGGATTAGAGTTAGCTTCACAGATTACATATTTTCCTGTGTCTTTATTGTATAGTACATCAAAACAACAGAAATCTACGCCTAGTAATTCAGCTGCTTTAAAACAATCTTCAATTAATTTCTCCCAACAATCTGGTTTACTAAAATTAGAAGAAAATACTGCGTCATTATCTCTGTTTCTAATTAATGAATTATTAGAAAATTTCTTTTCAACAGATAAAATTTCACGAGTTTCATAAACTTTCGGTAGACTTAATTTAATTTCCCATTTACCATTTACTTGTACTCCATACTCATATTTATATTGAATCTTAGTATTTTTAAGTAGAGGTGATATATGTACTCTATACTCATTTGTAGTATTAAAATATTCTTCTAGAAAGTAATTATTTAAATTATTTTTTTGTCTTTCTAGAAAGTCTAGTAGGTCATCTAATGTGCTTATAAAGTACATTCCTATTCCACCGTATCCATATATTAGTTTGGCTACTAATGGAAAACTTATTTGCTCTTTAATTTTACCTATATGTAACTCATCGCCTACTATGAATGTACTTAGTTTAGCATATTTAGTTACAATAGGACACTTATCTTTTAGAATATTTTTAGTTAAAACTTTATTAGAACAATTTTTAATTGCTTGTGATGTATTAATTCTTAATACATGTTTATCTGATGGCTTAGTACTTCCAAAAGAAATATCTACTTTATATGGAAACAAAGCATTTTCTATTGGGTATCTTTGTGGATGTCCTATTGGAAATTCTTTATTTAACTTGAAGTATCTCTTCATCTTTGATGATTTCCCTCCCAGGAAGTGTGGGTAATATTTCATTATTGTGATTTTTTAATAGTTAATAATGGATAATCTACAAAATGCTTAGGATTATTTACATCACCAGTTTTATATAATGTTTTTACTTTTTCACTTAAGTATAATTTTCCTGTAATTTGCATAGCACCTTTCTCTACTGTAATTATAGCTACTTTATACCGTTCTTCTAATACATCTAGTTTATAGTTCCATTGACACATATCTACAAATTTATATATAGACTTGTCTGATTTAAATGGATCATTTAAATCAGTGTCAATTCTATAAATTTCTATAACAACTGAATCAGTTTCTTTTCCCGTATGCATACAGGAATATAGTCTATCAGTTACTCCTAATATAAATCCTTGCAGTCTATATGTACCTACATATATACTACTAGGTGATATGTATCTATCATGTAAAGCATGTCCTTTTCTTAATGCTCCATACACAAATATAAAAGGGGATGCAAAACAACATCCCCTATTAATTGTATATAATTCTAACTCCTTATGTTTTTCTATCATAATATAGGTTTTTTTAATATTTTTAATGTAATATTTGCAAGTTCAAAACAATTTATCTCACTAAATGGCGGGAAAGTGCCGCAATTTTTAGAGTTAGATAGTATACGCTCTACCTAAATAGTTCGTACATCCATTGAGCAAAGTCTTTTTCGTCAATCTCGTGTGCTTTTTGATAAATTTCGTAATCATCGGGCAACGATTTCATAACAAAGTGTAAACGCAATAAATTAAAATTAAGAAGCCTATCTGCTATCTCAATCATTGTGCGTTTATTAGCATCAGGCAAAGTGTTAAACTCTACCTTGCAACTTTGTTGTGTATTCCAATTTTGTTCTTTTGCAACTGCTTCGTAATTATCGTGAAGCCACTTTGCCAGTTCTTTTTTTGTCATTTGTGCTATAATTTTAATTTACTAACGTTTACACTCGGCACGTTAGCAGTAATTGCTTTTTTCTTTTCCACAATGACTACATCTATATAAATTTTTCCCGTATCTAATACCATATCTATAAAAGGAATGTTCACAACTACTGCTAACTGCGTATATACGCAATGCTTTCAGTTTTTTAATTAAATTTTTCATATATTTTCAAGTTTTGTGTTTCAAATTAAGTTTTCGTTGCACTGCGTATATACGCAAAACGTTAGCTGCAACTGCTACTGAACAACTCCGATTGAACATTATCCATACATTGCAACATTTCAATTTTAGTTTCTCCTTTGTAACCACGTTTCAAATAATAAACAGCACACGGAAACCCGAATGGGAAACCTGCCTTACTTGCTGGTAAAGTATGTATTGATACAAACCCACCATATTCAAATATCAGTTTCAAAGTTCCCAAACTCTTGAACATTTTTGCAACAGGCACAAGTAATACGATATTGTCTGCCAATGCAAATGAGTGTTCTAAAAATCGGTTGTAATCGCTGTAAGGTGGGTTTGTTACAATCCAATCTACTTTCTCGTTATAGTCATAATAATTCCTACCTTCTGCAATTTCGCACCAATCTGTATTTTCAGGCAGGTATTTCAAAAATGCACCTTCACCTTTACACGGCTCTAATACTTTGCCATCAATATCAAACATCCCACAAATCTGCTTCGCCAACCAATCGGGCGTAAATACCACATCATTCGGGTTTAAGTGTGCATACTTTCCCTCAATGTATGGATTATGTTTTTGTCCTTTTATACTTCCCATTTTCGTTTTTTAATTAAGTTTCTACTAAATCTACCGCAGCAGCAGCTAACAGCGGTTTTGTGCAAGCTGCCCGACCGCACAATGCCAACACTTCGGCTACTGTCGCCAAACTGCCTACCGTCCGTTAGCGGCAAGTGCTATCTGACATTTCCAATTTGAATAGTTCGTTATTGAAGCAAATGCGATAAATACCATCTTTGTTTCTTGCTCCATATTCCAAAAAGCCTCTACTATTTTTTATGGGACTTTCTGTAATAGTTACTACTTCGTCAATGCTTTGTGAAACAAATCTGTATTTGCTTCCAACTTTAATTTCTTTTTCAATTACCATTTTCATTTAATTTACCGCACCATCCGCTAACAAGGCATTTACGCTACCCCTGCGGACAATTCGCTGTTCAACTTTTGTTTTTCAATTACGGGGCAGCGTAAATGCCCTGTTAACTACAATGCTTAGCAAAGTTATCCAACAACCCTTTTATATTATCCGCACCAACAGGATTTGCAGAGTGTATGTATATTTCAGGCAATTTCTTTTTATTATCCATACAGTAATCCACAAGCCATTTAGCGCAGTCCATTCCTGTTTTTTCTTGGTAATTTTTGCCACGCCATTCTTGAAACTTTTTACTTTCCTCGTAATTATCCCAAAAGTATTCAGGGGTATAATGTTCATCTGCTAAATCGTGGTCAAAAGAAATTGCATCAGGTAACCCAAAAATTTCAATCCATTTTACAAACTGTTCGTAATTTAAAACCCAGTTTATATTGTAGTATTCACCATTTTTATCTGTTGGTACTTTACCCTCTTCATTTAAAAAAGGGTTTCTAATATCATCTAACCAAAGTAAGTTTTTCATTCTATTTATATTTTTAATTATTAAAGTCGCACAGTAGTTAACAACACCTATACGTCAGCTTCCTATCGTCAGCCGAACGCATAGCCAAAACGTTATGGGCAACCGTAAGACGACCCCGAAAGACCGTCCTACGAAACCCACAATTTTTACAGGATAACCCAATCTTCTGAAAGAATATCAGTTTGAGAAGCAAGCCAACCAGTCAAAATCTTTTTGTCGGCTGTAAACATTCGGATACTTCCCAATGCTTCAAATGTTTCTCCACCAATTTCTTGCTCAATTACTTCCCTTAATGCAGGGTCGTGAATTGCTTTGGTTGGTACTGTTCCTGCTGGCAACAAAAAGAGAAACATTCCCTTTCCATTCCATCCTTGTCTTGCTGCTCTCTTACCTTGCTTTAAGGCTTCAATAGCTTGTCCGAAATTTTGGTTTTCTACCATTTTATTTAATTGTGGGTTTTGCAAAGCCCTCCCAGAGCTATATCGAAAAAGAACGGCAGCCCATAACACACGTTTGCCGCAAGGCAGGGTGCAGTGCTGTGTTTAAGTTTTGTAGTACCTACAGGTACATCAAATGCTCTGCCAGTAGCCATGTTTGGTGTGTAGTACGGATCCTGACCAATGATTATAACTTTAGATTTATATCTATTTAAATCGTCTAAAATATTAAATACATTTTCTTTAGAAGGGTATATCTCTTTGGAATCCCAATCTAAACTTCCTATTATTTTGTCGGCTAGGTCTGATAAAGTTTTGGTGAAATAAGAATTTTTCATGTCTATGATAAGATTTTGATATTAGTTTTTTTAGTACTCTGTACGTACTATACTTACCATATTTCTGATAATAATCTGAAATATCTTTAGTTTTAAATAGAAACATATAGTGTATATCTAATTTAGTTGCAGCTGCTATACCAGCTGTATCGTAATCATACATACTTACTACATACTTGAATCGTTTTTTTAGTTCCTTAATTATATTATTAGGAATATTAATTACTTCAGAATCTGGACTAATTGCTGGAATTCCTAACTCATGTAATACCATTACATCTTTTAATGATTTAGTTATTACTAATAAACTTCCTTTATTAGGTAATTGGGTTAGCCCCCATATAACATACCTATTAGTCTTTGCTGCCCATTTTTGATTAGTTGATAATGGACGATATAGTTTAAATACTTTTGGATCTTTTGTGGTGTAAACAAATATAGGATTATTTTTAGTAGCTCTTCAAGAAGAATTTGCAAACTGTACAGACTGCACACAGTAAACACCATATTTCAATAATGTATTAGAAGTAATTCCGTATTGTTCCCAATATTCTATTTCTTTTTTCTCGTATGGTTTAATACTATATGATATGTTATTTACTGGTTTTGTTTCTTCTATTTGAAGTTCTCTGACTTTATTTACAGGATTAAGAGTATCTAACCGCAATTCAAAATCTTTGTTTATCATCTTAAGAACTTCTGCATAGCTCATTTTAGTCTTCTCCATTACAGCATATATTGCTCCCCAACTTTGTCCAGTAGAGAAGTCATGCAAGATATACCTACCCTTATTATTCTTATAGAATCCACAAGAGTTCTTCTTATCTACTCTAAATGGAGAAGACAATGAGTTTTGAACTTTACATATATACCTAGAAAATATCTGTTCATCACTAATACGTAACAAAATATTTTGTTCGTTTAAAATTGATTCAAACAGATCTTTTCCTTTCATGTTATACTATATTTGTTGTATCTGATGCGGGCATATCTGGAATAGATGACTGATGCATCCTAGATAATTCCGATGGTTTAAATTCAAGAGTAGGTTCTTTACCTTCTACATAAGGTTCTAGATAGCCTACAAAGTTAGAAATCTCTGGATATTTACCGTCTTGTGTTGTAACTACTTTAAGATTTAGAAACTTGCTATTACTGTACGGCATTAGTAGTGTTCTAATAGCTGCCGCAGTACTTTTTAAATCTCCTATAGGAATATTAGCAGTTGTTTCTGTTCCTATCATATGTTGTGATAGATCTAGTAGATGATAAAGAGCTTGGTGTACTCTAAGTTCAATCGTTTCCTGAACGGACATCCCTTCTTTAGCAGTTGTTTTGTTTATATCTGGGATCCATAGTCGTTTATTTATGGTCTTGCCATCTTCAGGATTCTCGAACCATATATCGACATAAGTGTCAGTTATTTCGATATCCTTCAATTTAATTTTAGAGTGAATACCTTTCGGTATTTTTGTGCCATTTCCTCCTGTATTCATTTTATTTAAGAGGTCTTTTCCAAATAGATTAGTTTGCATAGTGAATTAATTTTTAGTCACTATATTCAATAAAGACTACGAATAATATTCGTTAGCCTTGTTAATTACGTAATTAAGGTCGTTAGGTATTTCGAATGTATCGAACATACCTTTCGGTGATTTAGCCGGATATACATCCGTAGTATTAGTGATAAATGAATATTTACTTTGTTTAGCAACTGGATCATACTCTACCTTTGTATACAATATCATTGTTAGATTTTCTTCAGGAGAGAATTTTTCTTTAATCATTTTACCACCTAATTTGATTTCTCTTATTAGACCATATCCATCTTTTACTTCTAAGTTTTCGTGAAATACAAAAACTATATTTAAATCTTCCCTGCAATGTTTAGCAGTAGTCATTATTTGATACATATGATTCGCCATGTCCGAAAATTTGCTATACCCTGTTTCATTAGCTCTTCTGAACTCTTCTATGAACATTATATATCCGGCATCTTCTATTACTACTGTTTTAATATCAGGCCTGTCGTCTGATATCTTTTTTAATACAGTTATGATTTGGTCGTAAGATGAAATATCTGCTATATTTTTATTTGTTGTGTTATATAATTTTTCAGATCCTTTAAATGGTAAGGCTTTACCTAATACATTAATAATATAAGTAGATTTCGGATCAAGTGTTTCTATTGAAGTAGATTTACCTGTTCCCGATTTACCTACTATACCAATAATTCTTTTATTCATTTTGTGACTTTAAGTAGTCATATTCGGATAAACACTGTAGCAAAATTAATTATTACTACAAGTGTTATAAAATCTGATAAACTCATTTTAGTTTATTTAATTAGTTAATACTCCTCTATTTTAGAGTGTTTAAAATTCTCCACCATCATAAGGATCTGTGATGAAGAAAACCTTGCTTTAATTATGTGCCAATAAATCATAGCACGTTGAGGATCTTTAGGATTAAATACTGGCAATCCGTATGGATAATCCTCTCCTCTAGATGGCCCATAATATGAGCCAAGTCCTTCTATACCTGCTGGTTTATGTGTAATTATCACATAATCTGAACAATAAAATGCAGCTGAGGATGCGAATAGATCATTTTTGGTAGGGTAATGTAACATTGGATTAGTAATCCTTTGAGGTTCTTCAATACTCCTGTTTAACTGTGATAGAACTATGAATAAAGATTTTAGTTTTATGGTTTCGAAATATTTCTTTAATTGAATTAATGTCTTGTATAACTTATCTATAATTAATTTCTCTTGATCTTCACCTACTGTACCTTTCACTAATAAACTGTGGTCAAACGTACAAATTAGTCCTCTATTTTCTTCGATTAGTTTGTTCTCCTCCACGAAATTGAGGATCGTATGAACAATTTCATCTACAGTTCCTACATCATCCACAATGAATATAGGATAATATTTCATTTTATCAGCTGTTTTACATACGGTGTCGTATTGTTGTTCTGTTAACTTAGAACCAGCAGAGTAAAGTTCTCGAGTAGTTAAGTCAGTCTTAGAAGAAATATCTCGCGAAACTTGATCGACCCCTAGCATCTCCATTTCAAATGCTAAGATATTCAGTTTCTCATTAGGGTTATAGTCTACCACATCTCTACGTATTTGTGATAATAATAAACTCTTACCACTGGCACTTAACCCAGCAATTGTTACAATTCTATTCCATTCAAATCCTTCAAATAATGCATCGTTTAGTTTTTTAAATGATGTTTTTAAAGATGGAGCTTCATTATTCATTCTTTTACGAATAAACACTTTAGCCTGTTCTATTTTCTCTGAATAATGTTCTACTTTTAATCCCTTTCTAGTTGACGCTCTTTCCATACTCTGAAAATTTAGAGGTATTTTCAGATGAGCCGTAATTTAATAAATAAGATTCTTCAGTTAGCCATTTAGTGGGAGCTTGCATAAAAGAAAGGGTATTATCTTTAGTAGATGCGTTCTTTCTAAATTCAATTTCATTTTTCAGAGACTTTAGCATATCATCTGTAGACAGTTTATATTTATTTATTGCACTAATATAAAGTGCTTTTATTTTTTGTTTAGATCCTGATCTAATCAATCTTCTTGCAGAGTAATTTCCATGAGCATCATTACTTGGATATGTTTGCCACCAAATTTCAAATGCATCGTCTATACTTTTGTCATAATTACCTTCTGAAAATAATTCTTTACATAAATCTACACCTTTTTTTGTAAGTGTTCTATTAATACCTAAGTACTCATAGAATATTAATTTATCGTACTCATTAGCAGGTGGCCTATAATATGTAAGAAATTTAGCTCCTGACGATTTACAGTATAGTATAAATGCTTGATCTAGTGTTAAATCATATGCAATAATTTTGTTCATTATATTCTCATCAATCATCTTTTATTTTTATAGATTATATTCAAAAGGATTATTAGAAAAGTAATCCCTGTTGTGGTTGTCTTGGAATTTTGTTTTCTTCTAATAGCTTATAAACCATTGTAGAAGCTTGGTGAGCCATAAGAAATGGGGGTGTAGAATTAGAGCATTTATGTTCTAATATTAACTGCATTTCTTTATTTTCTGTAGAATAATATAGAATTCTGTATTCATAAGCATGTAGATCTATATTCAAATATACATTATTAATTATATGCTTTATTATTATTTCCTCTTCTCGTCTATATGATGCTAATACACATTTACCACAGTACTTTTTAAATATTGTAGGTGTATTTTTAGATACATATAGGGTTTTTTCATGTACTATACTTAGGTCACATACCTCACAATTTATATATTCCACTACATTTGACAGTGGTTTATGTGTTTCATAATAACAATGTGGACATATGTGCGCCCCTAGTGAGTTAAGTGTTTCACGTATTTTCCAAATTTGCACCGAAACTCCATATTGTTTTTCACAATTAGGGCATTTATCTGTGAATGCGTCAGCTTGTAAAGTTACGTTATTTGATATTAGCCATTCATAACATCTATCACATACAGATGTATCTCCACCATAATAATATTGGTTATCTTCTACAGGCAATTCTAATGTCCACGGAACACCTATGCACTCTTCAGTACAAAATATACATTTACCTTCATTTTCACCTCCTTTTGTAAATGAGTATTTATCTGTAGCGATAGTTTTAGTTTTTTGATAGGCTTTTAGATTGTTTAATCTATTTGATTCTGTGTGAAAATTTAACATTTTTTGATACCCTATATTTTTTGTTTCTAAAACATTAAAACATTCTTCACAAATATGTACATCAAGTCCTGTTCCACCATAAGATGACTTAGTAAATACAATGTTATCATGCTCCAATCCACAAAAAAGACAGAAATCTTCTAGATATTCTCCTTTTCTATGATCTTGTAGATCTTTTGGAAGTATGCCTTTTTCTAAATAGTTAGCTAATTTTTGTCTTGTAGCATAATTAGATATTACCATTTTGTTAAATTTATTTTATTTAAATTATCTGTCCAAATTGGTGACATATTTTCTGTGCGTTTAGATACCCAATTCATTTCTTGTGTATTATCACAAACTAAATTAATCATTACAGGTATTTTTCCTTTTTTATATCTATTAATACGTCCAACCATTTGTATACCCACTAATTCTGTAGAAACACCTGATGCACAAATGGCGGCATCCAAGTCAGGTAAGTTATATCCTACATTAAGTGCTTCTGCGGAGACTAATACTTTATATTTAGGTTTAGAAATTAATTCCAATACTAATTTTCTATCAATATCCTTCATTTGTGAATGATATTTTAACGCATTTATTTTTATATCTAGTAATTTTTGAGTTAATTCTTCTACAAATTTAATCTCTTTTGAGAAAACTATCCACTTTTTATCGGGATATTTTTTAATTATTTCTATTGTTGTTTCTAATTTAGATTCTGCTCTATAACATTCCCATTTTCTCATAGACATGGCTGACCAATATGACTTACCAATTTTGTGTAAGGGATGTGTCTTAATTGAAGAAGCTTTTTGTGCTAAATCAAATACAGATAATTCGTTATATTCTGGAATTTTATTTTTATAAGTTTGCAACTCTGCTGTAGCTTGGTTAAACATTTTATCATAGATAGAATATTTAGCTCGTTCTTTTTTATTTAGTTTAACTTTTAAGTTAAATACTTTAAAACTTGGTACTATTCCTTGTTCCACACATTCTTTTAAACTTATCGAGAAGAATACTGGTAATCTTTTTTTCAAAATTTCTAAATGATCTTCATCATGTTCTGGTAAGGTAGCAGTTAATCCAAGCATATATGTACATGGTATGTTTAACACTTTACCATGTACAGAAGATAGAGCAGAATGAACTTCATCTATTACTACTATATCATATTTATCTTTAAACTTATAAGCTGTTTGCTTACATTCTATTGTTATATTTAATTCTTGTAAATTCAATAACTTAATTTCGGCTGGCCAAGAATCGTCTTTCAAGACTGTAGTAGGGGTAACAACAAGACAACTTTTAATTAGTTTTTTAGCAAATAGATTTTCAACTATTTGTAAAGCTACTCTTGTTTTACCAACACCAGTTGGTAGTATAATTGTACCCCTACTAGGAAGCTCAGTCATGTATTTAGTTATAATTTTTTCTTGTAATTCAGATTTAGTCATATAAATCTTCTGCTTTTATACATCCTTCACATATAATATCCGTATCTTTTTTGATAGGAGTTATGTTACATATAGGACATAGTATATATTCATATGAATGATAATGACATATTCCTTGTGTATTTGTACTCGATCTATTGCAATGAGGTACTACACATACGTCTATATTCATTCTAGAGGAGCAATTTTCACAGTACCCTTGTCGTGTTAAATTAGATCTACCTACCATATCACCACAATTGGCACATATTGCTACAGACGCACAATCTGTGCAGACATGCTCATTATCTTGAGTTTCAAATGTACTGCCACAAATTGTGCATTTCTTTATTTTATAGTCAGCATTTATATTATCATAATATCTGTTAACGTTTAAACAATCTGCACATAGATAATCCCCTTTATACTTAGTTAAAGATTCATACGGAACAGGAACAGATCTACCACATGCGTCACACACATTTACACAGTTTTTACAAACTTGTCCAGGTACAGTTACTATAGATTTATTACATAACAAACATCTCGATGCACCGCATTCTGCTGCCTCACATGTTTTTCCATCTAATGATTCACAATTATATCCATTAGAACATTTGTAAGTAAAGGGGAAATTTAGTTTCCCAACTCCCTTACATTAGGTAGTGTAAGACCAAATCCTTTACCATTCTTCGTAGATTCTCTAAAGAAGCTTTTTATTTTGTTTCTAAATTCTAACTTTTTAGCTGATTTTTCTTCTTTATCTAAGTTGGCTATATCTCTATCCAGTTTTTCCATTTCAGATACTATTGCAGCTATATTGGAAGATAGTCTTGCTTTGTCTCCAGTATCCATGTTATCATGTACTCTGTGTGCATTTGTAATCCAATTTGTAACTTCACTAGTAGAATCTCCAGTATTAAAGTATCGTTTTATAAGTTTGGTAATAGGGTCAAAATCTTTGGGTTTAGTAGAATCTTTAGACTTACCATCTTTATCCTTACCATCTTTACCCTTGTTTTCTAATTTTATATTTAATACTGTTTTATTATGATAGATCATATGAATGCCATCAAATAATACTAAAAAGTAGTGAGCAAATGTCATGAATGTAGAGGTCACTAATACATATGACATATGTTCAATAGGTGAAAAGTTTACTGGTAATCCTACACTTGCATAATATGCTGCCATATCATTCCATGGAAATAATCCATATATGTATATATTTAATAATTGATATTCTTTTAAACCTCCTGCAATAAGAATAAGGTTACCATAAGGAAATCCAAATGTACCTATAAATGCAAATATAAATAATATAAATGCATAACCTCTGTGTTTAGAATCTTTAGCTATAGTAGCTCTAAATAAATCGGGAACAGATAGCCCAGAAGTAATACCTGCGATAGCTATTATCATGTGTGACATAATCCTAGATAAAGGATTAGGGGCAGTTTCTCCTATTGGAGTTATTGAGGCAGCCATAATAGCCTCTGTTATATTAATGATAAAACAAGTAATTATAAATATTGATACTCTTTCAGTAACAATTTTTGCATTTACTATATCCCCAAATGTCATATCTGGATTCTTTTTCATGGTAATATGAATCCAGTAAATAAGCCCAATTACTACGGCTAATCCTAAAATTATTATTATGGAGTGATCATTTACCACACCTGTAACATTTGAATTCATTTGTTTATTTTTTCCAAAATTCAGAAATATGTACCTCTGCTGGCATCGGTACGCTTTTTATAAATATTTTACCAGCTTCTTGCATACATTTAGACACTATTTTAGATAGTTTATTTGCTATAGATGTGTCACATTCTACAACAATTTCATCGTGAATTATATTTACGATATATGCTCTCTCTTTCCAACCTAATTTTATAATAGCTTTATCTATTAAAACTGCTGCTAATTTAGTCATACTACCGCCAGTCCCTTGAATAGGATAATTCTGACTATCTCTTTCAATTTCGCCTTTCATTTTAAAGTATATTGACCATATTTTTGAAGGTAATTTTATAGATGGGTAGTAGTTTTGATAATGTTTGATGTAAGCTTCTACTGTTTTATACTTATCAAAATTCTCTATATAACATCTTCGTTTAGTATAAGCATCAGTAATGTGATACCCTTTACCTAATGCGTGTCTTTGTACTTTTTCAAAATATGGTTTCAATACAGGATAAGCCTTAAAGAATTGGTCAATTAATTCTTGAGCTTGTTTAGTAGGAATCTGAGCTTGATCAGATATCTTATGTGCTGATGCACCATATGCAATAGCAAAATTTAACATTTTAGCTATAGGCCTATTTTCTGGTGTTACTTCTCCATACATTTGTTTAGCAGTCAATGAGTGAAAGTCACCATCACCGTTGATAGCAAAATCAATCATTGCTGGTTCTTTAGCATAGTCAGCTAAAATTCTAGACTCTTGAGCAGAGTAGTCACATATAATAAAAGTTTTTCCTTTTGGTGCTATAAAACACGACCTAAAATCAGCCGTTCTAGGAATGTTTTGTAGATTAGGACTTGATGAGGATATCCTACCAGTACTCTTAATTTGATAAATGTCTGTGTGTATTCTATTAGATATAGGGTTTACATTACTTAGAAACTTAAATCCGTATGTACTAATAGCTTTATATAAGTTTTTATATGACAGATATAATGGTAAGATGTCAAACTTACTTTTGAACTTTTTTATATGTGCTTGACCCACAGTATTTTTATAAACTTTGATATCTCCTACACTATTTTTTGAATCTATTACTTGTATAGGTATATCTAATTCCTTAAATAAAGCACTGACTTGTTTAGAACTGTTCCAGTTTATGCCTAAATAATGTTCTAATTTTTGGGATATTAAATACAGGTTTAGTTGTTGTTCTACTTTAGATAATTCTAATTTATTATCCGCTAGTACATTTAACCATTTATCTGCGTCTAGATAAATTCCTTTTAATTCCCATTTTGCTACTATAGTAGTGAAATCATTTTCTAACTTTATTACTTTAGCTTGATTAGTTTCACGTATTTGTTTAAGTATTTTGGGATATACTAGAGATGGAATAATAATATCTGTAGCTGAGTACTTTATTAGATCTAAAGTAAGATTCTCATATTTTAAATTCTCATAAAGTTTTACTGTATCCTTAGATACATAGGATTCCCATAAAGAAAGTTGTTTAGTATTTAGATCTATATCTAAATATTTTTTAGCAATAGCTGCTAGTGACCACGATTTATTTAATCCGTTAGTTAGTATTAACTCTGCTAAACCTATGTCATATATATTATTAAGCTCTATTCCTAAATGGTGTTTTATCATTTTGTAATCAAACTTTAAATTTACACCTAATTTCACAATTTTAGTTGAGCTTAATATAGATGCTAAAGGACCTATTGAAACATATCTCGTATCTATTACAAATTGTCTATCCTTATCTCCTAATTGTATAGAGATTAGCATAGATGTATAAGGATCTAATCCAGATCCTATGTTTGTATATAAAGGGTGAGTAGCTGTTTCTGTATCTACTGTAATATACTTACATTGTTTTAAATACTTATAGGCCTCTCATACAGTAGCATTATCAATACCTTCTACTGAATACGGTGCTACTAAGCGTATTTTAGTTAAATCCATTTGACAATTTTATTATTAATCTTCACTTAATTCTTTATCACGTACTACATATTTTATATGAGAAAACATTTTCTTAGATGAAACTCCAGTTGGATTAAGAATATATTTAGTACCAGTTTTAGATATGCCAGTTTGTAATATGCCTGTAACTAATAGAATGTTTCCAAAATCCATATTAGGATATTGCTCTATTTTTGAAGTCAATTCATTCAAAATTAATTTGTTATAGTCTTGAGTGTTCTTAGTTTTTTTATCTTTGGAAGATGTAGAACGATCATGATTAACCATAATTTTATATACCATGTAAAATATAAGTAGAATACCAAAGCATATACCAACACCTACCATTAATTTTTGATATTCTGGATTTTCTAAAAAAGTTTGGATTGAGTTTTCCATTATTTGTTTTTTAATTAAAAAATTTCTTTACCATTTACAGTTAAGAATGAGTCTTTTGGTAAGTTTTTAAATTCAAATTTTTCTTTATTTGCTACCTTACCGATATTGTGTAGTATACGTACTTTATAAATACCAGAAGCAGTAAGATCTTTATAGCCATCTACAAATTGTACTTTATATTTATCAAATCTATATACTAATTGCTTATCTGTTGGAGATTCGTAATCAGTGTCAGATGGTAAGATTATAGGAAGGCCTTTACTTATTAATTTAAGTAACTTGGCCTTCCCAATAATCTCAGTGTTAAATTCATCCCAGTATAATGTTACAATTTTTCCTACCATTAAAGTCTAGCTAAATGAATATGCAAACCAGTAGCATTTTTGTTTTCAAAAATATATTCACTAAATCTCTCTCTAAATTCCTTTAATTTTGACGAACCGGGCTTGTCTTCTATATAGAAAAATAGGTTGTGATCCGTTAACCAAAGTTTACCTTCCTCTGATATCATCCATTCTAACATATTTCTACCACTTTGATTTAGTTGTATATCAACTGCCTCTCCTGTGAAGTGTTTAGAATGCTTACACCATTTTCTTCGCATAGATGTGATTAAAATGTTGTCTGGACCAGAATATTGATCTAGTGCTTTACACATGGATTTATGTAAGTAAACATCAACTGAATTATACCACTTAAAAGAATCAAACTGTAAAATTGTTGATTCCTTTATTTTTTGTGGTGACTTCTGTGTCTGTTTAGATACTTTTGTTTTAACAGTATGCTTATATGTAACTAAGTTAGATAAAGAATCGACATTACATTGATAATAATCAAGTGTCTCTGTTAAAGTATCAATATCTTCTTTTGTTTGTTGCTTTATATTCATTATATCTGTGTAAAGATGCATAATAGTGATTATCAATATTATGTTTATACTAACAGATATCCATTTAAACTCGTTTATTTTAAGTTGATTAAACTTTGTTTTAAGTCGGTTTAATGTTGCATCAACTTTAGTAAAATTAAACATATTAATTATTTAAATAATAAAAATCATACTACCTAATCCATTTAACTTTCAGCAAGCGTAATTAATAATTACGGTTAGGCGTATATAACATTCTCATCGCCTTATCTACCCAAAGGTATTCAGCTACCTGATTGTCAATTAATTTATGATTTCTTGGGATGAACTTTTCCACATATACTTTTTCAGATGGTGTTGTATCCCCTACTACTTTTGGTAGTCATTGTCCATTAGGGATACCATCTTTTCATTCTCCTGAAATACGAGCATTTTTATAATATAGCAATTTTCCATGCTTATTAGTTACCTGTGTTATTCCGTCCATTCCGTACCCTACGCCGAGCGCTTTGTGCGTTCTTCGATCTCTTAATATTAAGAATTGATTCTCTTTTATAAGATCTACTATTCATTGCTCTATTTTTTTCGGCAAGTTTGTATTGTTGTTTTCTTTTGGATTCTTCATCTCTTAGTTGTTTAGTTAATAAATATGGTGTAGTAGTCAATGTTTTAGAATCTACGATGTCTATTTTAGCTTTAGTTGTTAGAAATTCCCTACGTGTTAAAAACCAATCTTGTAAAAGTGGGTGAGTAATTACATCAAATAAATGTAATCTTGATATTTTTTCATCTAATACAGTTAAAGTATATTCTACTACTTGCTGTAAAAATAATATCCAATTTTCAATTTCTGATACATTTGAAGTAGCATTTACAAATCTAAATTCTTGTTTAGCAAATCTATCTTTACCGACATATAAAGAAGAATATTTCTCTTGTTTAGAATATCTAATAACAGTTTCTAGATCTGTATGTGTGTGCAAAGGTTTACAGTATGTATTACGTTTTCTGTGATCAGGAACTATGTCCATTATTTGTGATTCAAGTGATACAAAAACTTCCACGAGTTTTTGTATATATTTATCTTTTTCTGAAAAAGGTAAATCTGGTGGTATAGAAAATGTAATATGTAAACCACATGAAGGTCCTATAAATATTAATGGAGTTCTTTTAAATCCTTTGTGTTTAAATAGGTAGAAAAGTTTTCTTAAATCTTTAAAGTTATATATAGTTGGAGAAGATAACTCCATAGGTTGTGCAGAATATTTATAAGCTATATTTGATTTCGAAGATTGGGTTGATGAAGTCTCTGAAATACAGTCTTCATTGTTTTCGACAGGTACTTCAGTAGTTAATTTTTTTTCTTGAACTAACTTAAAAGCTTCAGTAGAATAAACGTTACCAAATTTCTTTATCAATTCTTCTTTTTGTTGTATAAGAAATTTGTTTAATTCTTTTCCTATTTTTTTAATATCTTCTGGAATATACTCTTCTTTTATATGTGTTTCATTACGACCACAACCTAAAACAGGGATTGATTGGTTGTATTGTACGTTTTGTAAGCTGATTTTTATAGGATATTTGTTTTCTTGTAAAAGTTTTTGTATTTTATCGTGATCTACTCTAATAGAGGGATCACTATGCATGTACCATTTTGAATATGGACTTTGTGTATATTGTGAACTGGTAGTAACTGGTATGTCCATAGCTGACATAACTTCAGCTAATTCTGCGTCATTTATAATAGACCAAAGTTCTATTTCTATATTTATACCAAATTTTGGTTCAACTTTTGGCAGTGGATTAGCTCTTTTAAATTTAATTAATTCCAATCTACTTAAACTTTTATACAAAGGTATGGAATTATCTAGAGATTCCCTAGCTTTTTTCTCAATTTCTGTCATCTTATTCTATTAATATGAGTGATTAATTTGTCTAAGAGATTATTATACATAGTTGGATGTTCTTTAACATATTGTATATAATCTGATTCTGATAGTTTTTCAAAAGTAGATTCTCTACTAAAACGAACTAGACTTACTGCAAATTCTAATATTTGATAATATTCTTTTATATCTAAAGTTGTACCAAACCATCTAATTTCTAAGGCATCTCTACCACATTTACCTGCATGCATATTAAATAGACTTAGATGTGATGAAGTATTATCTGACATAAAGAAATCTGCTAATAGATTTTTATGTATTAAAAATTCTCTTAAATTTTCAGATTTTGGTTTTAAATTATAAACATCTCCTAGGAAATGGTACATATCAGATAATATTTGAGCACCTCTTTTTCTACCAGAGAATTTAATGACAAAATCAATATTATCAAAAGCAAATTGGCATAATTTTCTAACAGTTTCAGATTTGTCTAATTGAGTTCTACCCAACATACTCATATCAACATTTACATGAATTCCAGCAGATAATGATTCGTCAGAAAATCCTAAGTATTTTAGAAAATCCATATACTCTACTAAATATTCTTGTATTTCATCAGATTTATGTAAGGTTAAACACATAGGTGGTATATTAGCTTCAATTCCTCCACCGTCTACTGAAAAGTTTTCAAAAAATGGAAAATATTCTTTACAAGCTTTGATTATACCTTCTAGTATTACACTGTGTGATGGAAACTCTGTATATCGTATAAAGTCTTCATGGGTTAAATATTCCCAAACAAATCGTCTTTCTGTTGTACCTGGATCCCACGCTACTTCATACTCAACAGATATTAAATCAGTATCTCCTTCTATAGTATATCCTGTATAATTATTTTTTAGAGATACTTTTTTGGCTGTACTAATCATGGTGCTAGTAGATTATTAATGAGCTGATTAGTTATTAAATCTCCTCTAAGATTACCTGTTTCTATAAATGTACTTGAGGATACTAAATTTAGCATTCTTTCTGGATGCCATTGTACACCTGATATTTTATATTCTTTATGTGTAAATGCTTCAACTAATTCTTTTTTACCGTTTTTAGTAGTAGAATATGCCAGTGGTATTAATTCTTCACCTAATTCTTTAATAGCTTGGTGATGGTATGTATTTACTTTAATACGTAAATCTGTAGTTTCTACATAGTGCATACCTGATGTGTGTCCAGATATGTCTGGGAATAGTTTAGAATTGAATCTAGCGGCAAGTAATTGAAATCCTAGACATATTCCAAATATTGGAATCTCATTCTCAATATATACATCTAAGATAAATGATCTAAAATATTCAAAATATGGATCAGTACAACCATGATTAAAAGAAATACTAGGTAGAAAAGCTCTAGTAGACGCATTCATATCCATTCCTCCTGGAATTATAAGTAAATCTAAATCTTTCTTAAATTCATCTGGCATTACTAGTCTTACTTGTCCGTATTGTTTTGCAAAATCGAGATAATCTCTTGTGCACTCAGTTGAATTGTTTGGGGAGAATAGTACTCCAATTGTTCTTTGGCTATTTCCCTCAATGTCTTTTGATTTAAATTGAACCTTTTGTAACTCTTCAATTTGATTGTTTTCAATGGTTTTCGACATATTTTACTATTTGTTTTTAGTCGTTTTTTAAACTTTTTGGTTTTTCCAATATAGTCAATTACTTTTTTAATTTGTGGTACTACATCGGTAGGAGGATCTATATAGTTATCATAGTGTATAAAATATATAGGTAATCTAAATACAAAAGCATCTTCTCTACTTAACATAATTATTTGATTCTGATTTTTTCACCTGGGTATACAACATAATCTTGCCTATCATTAATTTTAATATTAAGATTAAGTAATTGTCTTATTGATACTGTATAACGTTCTGCAATTAATTTTAGATTTTCTCCCGATTTAACAATATGATATTCACTATTTGTGGTATTAGGTACAATTACTTTACTAACTATTGGAGCTGCTGCATAAAATTTATTTTCTCCTAATTTAACATAATTTACTTTATTTTCTTTTAAACCTATTTCAAATGGTATAGACTGATTTATATCCGAAGTAAGTTCAGTTTTTAGGATGTTGTATTGTAGAGTTAAATTTCTTGTCCATGGTTTAGTTATCGTAAATGGACATTCTAAAGTAATAGCCATATTTTTGTCATACTGTTGTAATGTTAGCTTATCACTGTCTAATAAGAAATAAAATACTTTATCATTCTTTGTAGCTGAATTTTGCATCGAAGAATAGTGGTAAAATGTAAGTGATTTATTCAAAGTAATATTTTCTTTTATTTCTAAAGATAGAGTATTACTACTTTCTTCATTGTTAGTTTGAACAATTGGTTCTACTTCAACACTAGGTTTTTCTTCAACTGTTGTATCAATGTTGTATGTAGATAGGTCTACTTTGGAATTGGTGCCAGCCATTGGTGGTGGAGAAGGAGAACCGCATGCTGTAATTATGAATATTAAAAAGATTAAGATTCGCATTTTTTAATCATATTTAGTTTTATGTCTATATAAATACCTTCATCTGTTACAAATTTAACTTCAGTTATGTCTAATAAATTTTCGGCATAACTTTGGTCAATGGGCAGATGAGCAAATAATTCATCTATTTTTGTAATATGATGTTTTATAAATGATACTAGTATTCCACTAAATGTGTTAGTAGATAGATTTAATTCTTTTGTATATTCCTCATATGTATTAGGTTTTTTATTCATTGGAATTGTTTTAACTATCCTAGGAGTTATATGTGAATGAGGAGTAGTGTCTTTTCCTTTTATACTATTTTTTTCTACTATATACATTAATCCATCTTTAAATGATTTTGGACTTATCCATGTTGTATAAAAAGGATCTTTTAGTATTTTATATTTAGAACTAAGCATATGTATACTAGGTTCTACATATTCAGTAGTAGGTTCGTAATAATTAAATAATTTAGAATAGATTGGATAATAAAACAATCCATGTTTTTTAGTTGAATTTTCTTTATATACAGCAAAAACTGCTGTGCCCTCATCAGGATTTAAATGAGATAATGCTATTGTATCTATAACAGATACTTTATCTCCTATAGATAGGTCTGTAATAGATCTTTCAGCTAACAAATCTTTAATATACTGCATGTTCTAGTAAGTATAATGGTAAATACATGTAAGTTTTATTATCACTATATAAAATTTTAGCGTAATGTTGTGTATTTTTTATATCGTAGTCTTCTATACTAGTATATTTGTCATTTTTTCGTGATAAATAATATACTATTCTTCCACTGATAGAAATCGTATCATTTTCACTTTTACATAATGAACAAGGTATTTCAAAATTAACTATCCTTTCAGTAATTTTATTATTTCCAGAAACTAATGTCGCAGCTATATAGTAACTTTTTTTATAATGTTGTTCATAATGTTCATAACTTTTTAGATTTTTTATTAATTTACTATTTGGTGAGGCTATTTTGTAGATACCTCTGTTTAAACATACTTGATCACCAATTTCCATTTTTAACTTCATGGTATAGTATTTAAAATCTTTTTTTCTATGTACCCATACATTGTAAAATCATTAATGACACTTAATATCTTTACATATGTGTGATTATCATCTATCAATGAAAATTCAGTAAATTTATCTAATATTCTAGGATCATAATGTTTGTTATATAAATTAACAAATCCAGCTACTCTAAAATAGCTATTTAACATATCAGATTTACCGGATAAAACAATAGGTAAATAACAAAAAAATTCTAATGGGAGCTCTTCAGATTTAGTTAATAGTTTATATACCAAATTATACTCGCCTATTACGGCATCTTTTTTAAGTTCTGCATGAGCTATAGAAAGATCCTTATTAAAAAGTACTAAATCACCTATTTTCATACAAAATTAATAATTAGTTTTTAAAATTTTAACTTTCTCAATATATCTAATGGTAAATAAACATAAAAATTATTTACAGGAGCATATAAAGCTATTTTAGCTTTAAACCAACAATAAGTTGCTCATCTCTAATTGAATAGATAGCAACTATAAGACCTCTTAATTTATCTTTAGATAAATAAAAATTAGTGCTGTTATCTTTAGATTGTTCATCTATTTCATAAAGTATTTCCTCATTGATGTAATAATTATACCCAGATTTAGATTCAATAAATACACCAAATTCATTATTAGTCCAGTTACCACTAATAGAGTCTTTATTTGATACAATATCGCCTACTTTAAACATGTTAGTAAATTTAAAAGAAGAGGAGAAATTAATTTCTCCCCTTCCTGACCAATGGGTTGTTTATTGTTGCCTACTTATACGCCTCTTCCAGCCTATACGGGCTGTATTGTATGTTACCCGAGGGCCTCACACCCCTTGGCATGTCCCTCGGGATAATGCCCGAAGCACATTTCCCGAGACAGGGGAGTTAGTCGGGCTGGCAAGTAGGCAGTTCTTTAGTTATTTTTATGCTTTTTTAATTTAGCTGTAGGAATTTTTAATTTAGCTTTAGGATCTACTTCTTCAAATAAATTAGATAAATCAGCTGGTATTACACATCCATAAGCATCGGCTAAAGTAATTTCTCCTGCCTTAGCATAAGGCTTATCGGAGTTAGTTAGAATATTTTCTTTGTCTAAAAGCTCTTTAAATAAAGAATCATTAAATTCCTCATTTTTAGCAAGATTTTCTTTAATATTCTTTACTTTGGCAGGAGCATCAACTTTTTGAATCGGTTTAATATCAATTATTACTCCTTTTCTTCCAGCTCTAAATAATGCCGGATCTAGATTACTCCCTAATTCTGAGAAAATACAAATGCAAACTAAATTATGTGCTCTTTTGAATTCACCATCTAGTATATTTAACAACATGGTATTGTCTTTATTAGAATTAAATACAGTTTGAGCTTCATCTATAATTAATACATTTAATCTTTTAGTAGATTTACCATCTTCTGCATTAACGTTTGATGTATTGAATATTGTTTGCACATATCCATAAAATTCAGGTGTATTAAATAATTTTAAAGTTCCAGAATTTATGTAGAATATACTAGAATTACTTTCTGCAGAAATTGTACTTGCTAAAAAATTAGCAAATACAGTTTTCCCTGCACCTACTGGTCCTGTTATATACAGATTATGATGAGCCGCAATAGCATTAAGAATAGGACTAATAATTTTACTTGGTTTAGTATTGTATTGTTTATCAGCATAAGATAAAACAATATTTGGATAAGAAATATCCAATTCATCTAGTGATTTGATTACTGTGTTAACAGAAGTAGCCATAGTGCTATAACCGTTATCAGCTTTCACAATATTTCGAATAGAATAAGAATTCTTAATCAATCTATTTACAGGAATACGGCTATTATTTACAAGCTCTATAATCTTATCCATTTTAAATTTAGTATTCTTATCGTGTATTATACGAACTAGACCGTTATTCGTGTCTTCTTTTTTAGTACTATCATAGGCAGAAAGGTGTATATTAAGTAAAACAGACTCGTTATTGTGCGTAATTTTATATAAATGATTAATCTCATTTTCTATATAAATTTTACTTGCTAGATCTTTTTGATATACTTGATCTATATGATTTACTTCATTAAATCTTACTTTTTGTACCTCGTCAAACATTAATTTTAATGCAGATAATAGTTTATCTTTATTTAGATTAACTAAAGATACTTCTGTTGTATGTATTTCAGAAGCCTTAATCCCTATTAGTTGTGCATATATTCTATCAAATGAAATATCTGCCTCATATCCATTATGATATCTGGATACTAAGTTCAAGTCATCATTTAATTGATTTTGCATTTTTTGTCTGTATTGCATATATAATACAAAATAGATTCCACCAAAGATAATAAAAATTGATGCAAAAATTGCAAGTAATAGATTGGGAAATATTTCTAGTAACATGATTAAATTATTAAATTGTGATTAAATAAATTGTAAAAGGACACATGTAAATTGTATATGTATAATTTTTAAATGGGTGGCACCCAGTTACCCAGGTGCCTGTTTTAGTTCGCGAACTTGTTTAACATACTGAAGTATATCCAATAGTTTGTCAGAGTACTTCGGATCTTCAGCATACCCATAATCTTTTAAAAACTTGACATATTCCTCATCAGTTTTTACTTTGATATTTCTAGACTGCTCATATTTGGTTAAATACTTCTTTTGCCAATGTGCATAATCTTGCAGAGATTTTTTAAAATCTCCACCATAATCGGCATGACCTAATTTAGAACCTTTAGAAAATCCACGCTTGTTATGTTTCATTCCAAAGCCATTTCCGTTCTCTTTGAACACTTCAGACTCGCCATATCCTGTCTCTAAGATTAGCTGTGACATAACTACTTCTGGAAATCTAATACCTGCATCTACAATAGGATTAAAGCTATTTGTCCAATTTTCTATTACTGGCGTTATTTTCTGCACTACTGTAGAAATCTTAGGCCTTTGCGTAAATAGAATTACTGACAATAATGATGCAGTTAGAAACCCTAATGCAAACGATAGGGATTTTAACATTTTATACTAAGGTTTTAAATGCGTACATAGGAATTTTAGCAGGAACAATCCCTATAAATTTAGCTGAATATTTTTCTTCAATTGCTTTAACTGCTTCCTCAGCTGTTTTGGCTTTAGGAGCGTATGTTGCAATAAGTGTTTTTAGTTGTTGTGATGAAAATGATTTAATTTTTCCTTCTTTTTGGAAAGAATTAAGCATGTTTTCAAAATTATTTGGCCCGTCTTTAATTTTTCTGATTTTTGATGCGGTCTTTGTAGTTTTGTCACCATTTTTATTTGTAGTATAGTGGAGACTAAACTCTACTATATCATTTATTTGAGTATCTTCTGGTAACTCTTTGTGATGTGCAATACAAATTTGAGGTCTGTCTTCAATAATAGAACCTATTTTAGCGTAAGATATTCTGTTAGATGCTTCTGCTCTAACAATATCTACAACAAGTCCAGAAAATAAATTAGTATTTGTCTTGTTTGTTGTTTTTCTAAGATCAATAAACTCTGGAACAACAACCTCTGGAGCAATTTCCTGTGGTTCAGCTGTTACAGAAATTTCAATTTCATTAAAAATATCAGAAAGTTCAACTGATTCTAATGTATTTTTAACTTTTGGTTCTGCTGTAGTAATTGCTAATTGTTTTATATCTTGAAGTGAATTAACTTGCTTCAAATTCTTTTGACGATTACGACTTTTTCTAGACATGATTATCTGATTTTAAATTGAAAAAATTAAGAAAATTAGTAAATATTTCAAATTCATTTATGCGTTCTTTAATATCGCGTACTGTACAGAATGAGTTAGTAGTGGCTAGAGCCTCTATATTTTCTAGTTCTTCGGGAGATAAGTGTTCTGGTTTCATATTTAACATGATTTCCCTGAGTTTATCTAATTCAAGTGTTTTGGAATTGTCAATCAGTTTTAATAATCGAATGTTGTGTCTAACTATTGCTAGAATCTTTCTCCTCGAATATTTTGGCGGGATGGCCATCTTTGATACATTTTGCATAAAATCTAAATTTAGAAATTGTAATAATTATTATCGCAATTGGACTAAATAATATCTTAATTGTTATTACTAAGTATAATCTAGTAGATGGTTCATCTAATACAAAATATATTTTGTTACATTTTGATGCGTTATACATTATACATAAAGTCATAAAAATAAGATACAAGCCCCAAATTGAAGGATTATTTTTTAAGAATGTGCTATTTAGTATCTGGTATAGATATATCACACTCAAAATATTGCCAAGTAGTGGCATAAATAAAATAAACTGCTGTAATCTTTTTTTCATTTAACAGTAATTTAAATGAAGAATAACGCAACAATTCATTGAATGGATAATCTACAATTAATGTAAATTTGTTTGTTTTTAGGAATGCTGCTTTCAATTTAGCTACCTCTATATAAATAACTTGAGGTAGTAGTGGTTTAAAGATGTTTTTAGGTTTTACTAGACACAGAGCTTTTTGTTTATCTATAGTATAAGCAATAATTTCTACCACTTTACTGTCTTCAGTAATAGCAATATTGTCTAACGTATCTGCAGGTCTAATCCATAATTTAGCGTCAATCATTTTAGTCATAATCTACACGATTTAACAATTGATCGTACATTAGAAAATCTAATTTGCCATTGTCTAATAAGTTCCATACTTAAAAAAGTATTTTCTATTCTTGATAAAATTAGATGATACTTATTGGCAGATCCTTTAGGTACTAAGGGATTGAATCTAGCGACAGAAACATTATGATCTTTAGCAATTACGTCTATAAGTTTTCTATACTCCATTACATTAGTCTTAAATCTCTCTAAAGTTTTTTCATCAAATATGGTTCTGTATGCCATATGTGTAGTAAATCTTCCACTAGCATCAAAAGTATACGATACAACTAATGGATGTAGATAAATAGTGGGTGAAATCAGTAATTTACCCATCTCCACTCTTTTACCATTTTCTACTGTTTCCCATTCAAATTCATTTTCTTTCATAAAAATTTATTTATATGTAATCAATAAAATAATCCGCTAAAATTAACTGTAATACTTTTTGTAACTCATCCTCTGATGAGAATCTTCTACTTAATAAACGCAGTTGTACTATTTTTTGTTCTTTATCAGGTAAAGAATAATGCATTATTTTAGGATTGGCACTGTTTTTAAATCCTTTTATGATATTAGGACTTGTAGTAAAATGTATTGTAGGAAAATCATTCCGTAAAAAAATTACAAGTTCTGTGATTTGTTTATATCTTTTAAATGAAAATTGTAAAAATATAAAATTATCTGATCTATATATTTTTAGTTCAGTATTTACCTTATCTTTTACTTTATAGTACATCCTAATTTTTATCAATTCTAGATTCATTGTTCAATTCTTTTATTAAATTAATAATTAAATTTAATATAATTATCACTGTTATACTGCTTAGGAATATGATTGAATATGTTGTATATTCAGTAAATAATCCTATTATTGTAGTTATTATCAAAACAAATAAGACAATAAAAGCTATTAATAAGTCTTTCATTTCATACTTTTTAGAAATAAGGGCACCTAACCGAGAAGATGCCCCTAAAATCGCCCTTAAAATTTAATCATTCTATTGAAATCTCTTCAGTAGGATGATCTTTTTCTTTTAACTCGGAAAGGACTTTATCAACAGTAGTAACTTCCCATTCATTTCTCCAATCTATTTCCCAAAATTGAGATATATCTTGAAGAGCCTTTCTCCAACGTCTAAAATAAACGCCAGGAAATGGAAACTTCTTACATTTTTTGTCATAAAAATTTCTTGGAGATAATTCCCCATCTATGGAAAATGAATAAGTAGTTTCTTTTTTATCTACTAATACTAATATTTCCTTATTATCTTTTGTAGTAATTACCTCTATATTAGGTACATATTCCTCAAAAGATTTTAATAAAAATCCTCTACCGGATCTTAATGGTTCACAATAAACTGTGTATTGTTTAGATAAATTTATTTTTTCTTGAAACCATACTGGCACAAGAATAATGTGATTGATACCTTCTATAGATACTTGGGCAATTATTTGATTATTCTTATTCTCTTTTAAAGATTTAAAGAATTTAATGTTTAGAAATTTTTCCATTTTTAGAATTTTTTAGAATTTGCTTAATTAATAACATTTCTTGTTTAGTCTGTGGTTGTTTTTCGTTAGTACTAGCTAATCTTTCCCACAGGTCAAAAGATTGCTCATCATTAGTATCACACCTAATAGTTATATTGATACCATTTACTTTAATTGGCGGCAGATTTATTTTCATATCCTTTTTGTATTAAGAATATTAATTGATTATTTATTAGATCGTCTAACGATTTTTTTGCTCTAGTTAACTGAAAAGAATTCTCAATATTCTTTTCAAATGTAGCATTACAATCGGCCATCCTTAATTTCGTATCCATTTCAGATGGTTTAAATCCATCAGAATAATGATAGTCAATACTATAATCAGATACGAAATATTGTAATTTTATTCCTGATGTATCTATTAGGAATGTCTTAGAGTTATTATTTATTTGAATAATAGATGTATCTATATTCACATAAAAATTAACCTTTCCTTTTGTATTTACAACAATATTATAATTATCAATAAGTGTAGAATACGTGTAGATGCATGAATCATTAACTGTATATTCACCATGAATTAGTTTTAATTGTTCTAAAAAATCTGTTTCATAATGTGTATATTCAGTATTAGATAATGCTGGTTCCAAAAATCTTTTAGGAATAACTGTTTTAGTTACTTTAGATGCATATTCTGGTGAATATATCCAAAGTAAGAAAAAACTAGCTATCCCTAAAAGAATAAATATTACTATTTTTTTCATTCACGATATGGGTTGAATGGTTCTGGTTTAAAGTTTCCCCATATTTCTAGTACTATAACTAATGCTATTACAATCAGCATTAATATTGCTAATGCAGGGAATCTTTTTACATAAATAATGTCACCTTCTTGAAAATAGACATCTTTAAAATATGCCTCATTTTTAAGGGACATGATTGGAATGTATTCCATTCCATCTGGAGTGTCTTTTACATCATAGGCATTATCTTTACTCACCCATGTGCTTTTAGAAAATGAGTAATCTTCTCTATTTATGAATTCTACTAATATTTTATTATTAGATTCCTCCATAATATACACAGGAACAAATGTTCTTGTATATCTAAAGATATATAAAGAGATACCTACTAAGATTATAATTACTACTTTTTTCATTTTAAATTATTTTTAGATTGTTTTAAATTATTTAACATACTTATTTTCAAGCATATTGCAGATTATTCCTACTGTTTGTACAGCAGTACGAATATCTGAATCATGCATATCATATAAGGTATAGTACTCACCTAATATATGATCAATAGTATTAAAAGCATCATGGATAAATGGATCAGTAAATACTAATGCTACATCTTTTCCAAATAATGCTTTCAAAATGTTTAATGGGTCAGTATTACCAGATCTAATCTGGTCAATAACTATTTCCATTGGTGTCTTCATTTTAAAAAATTTAGATTAACAATTTAGTTAAAAATGTGAGGAATATTTCTATTCCTCACTATAACAAACATCAGAGAAATTATTTTGTCTCCTGCATTTTTCTGCAGACATTAATAATGTCTTGCAGATGTTTTGGCAGAATATTTGTGTTTGGTATTTCAGCATATGCTGCAAGCTGTAGTATTGTACCAATACCAAACGCAACATTTGCTGAGTTAGTCATGAGTTCATCGGTAATCTCGGCTAGGTAGAAAGATTCCACCTCATCTGTTGCCAATTCTTCTGTGGATTCTTCTGTGGATTCTTCTGTGGATTCTTCTGTAGTTTCTACTTCTTGTTCTGTAGAGTCATCAGCTAGAGAGATCTCCAATTCCTCTATGGTTTCTATTTCTTCTGTAGCCTGTAACTCTTTAGGCAGATTGTAGTTATCGTCTAGCCATTTTTTGGCAGCTACTGCTACCTCGGCTAGTTTAATTGTGTTAGGCGTAGGAGAATCTCCTGCTTTTGCAAGATTCTCTTCCGCTTTATCCCAAATAGCCTCAAATACAGGCATAGTTTGAGATTCCTTCTTGATTATTTTAAATCCATCCATCTTGGTAAAGAAGGATAAATTTTCGTCATTGAAGATTTCCTTAATTAAACTAAATGGCATCTCTGAGAACGATTTAAATTTTTCCATAAAATTTTTAAATTTTTTTTGATTAAATAATAGTTTACGACTCGGTTATTTAAAAGATATCAATTAAGTATATCCTGGGGTTTTCTAGTCTTTTGAATGAAGAACTTCATTCTTAGAATGGATGGCACAATGTCCATTAGGGGTTTTAGCCCTGTTTTTACATTGTGTTCCTTTCTTTGTGGTAGCAGTACACTGCGTACCATCGGTTTTGGCATCTTTACTAGATGATTTATGGCAGATTTTACAAAGTGCATACTTTGAGGTATCTGTCAATACCTTATCTGGATTATAGTATCTACAATCCTTGGTATGAATTTTCTGTCCATAGGACAGTGACACTACCATACCAAATAGTGCCATTAAGATAAACTTTTTCATATGAAATAATTTGGTTAAAAAATTAAATTATATTATTTGTAACTAAGAAATGTGGTAACAACTCTTGTACATATTTTAATTAAAAACAGGGGACTAATAGGCTTCTGGACTAGTTGCGCTAAAATAATATGAGTAACAACCTATTTAGGTGAGAGTCCCCTGCTTGACATATCTTAATTGAGATTGAGCATTACAGAATCTCCCTTCACTAATTGCTCAAATATGACACGACCATATTCTGTGTCGAAGTGAAGAGTTAACTGTACACTGCACAATCTCTCTTTATTACCTTGTAGAATAGTTTCCTCAAATGCTGTAGGTGTAACATCAGGATGTATGATTATAACATCATCCTTCATTGCACAATACATATTTAAGAAATCTATATATCTAAAATACTCCCTATAAATATCAGAGTCATCTTCACGATAAACACTAATCATTGAGTATTTATATTTGTCCCTTCTCATTCTACTCGGTATCATTGCACATAATTTAAAACAATGACACCTGTATTTTTGTCCAGGTATAAAATTGTATACGCATCTACTTCTGCAGATAGATAATTTGGATTATCTGTCTCTGTTAGATGCAATATAGAGTGATTCCGTATAATAGAGATTAATCTCAACTTAAATAGCTGATAATCGTCATCATCTGGGATGACAAATATTTGTGCTATTGTATTAGGTTGATCATGGTATATTATGAAGCGAACTTCATAACCATTGATCAATCTATATGAAATCAATCGGTATTTCTCCTTCTCGTGTACCTCATAACCATACGGTAGGATTCTAGATCCTATGTATGATTTGGAGAATGGATGACCTAGATGATTATAGAATAAATCATCTATCATTTCGCAGAGTCTAACTGAGTTAGAATCTGCACTATACCCATTTGGTGTGTACATTTCATGAGTAAAGAGATTTTCTGGCACAATGTTGTGTTCTATCACTTGTGCCTCAGCGATAGACGTACAAAGTAATAGGACTAATATAATATTAATCCCTTTTCTAATGTTTCTTTTATCCCTATCTAAAGAGATTAAAAAAAACATTCTAATAGTTCTTATTATTAGCATTGGGACTGCCAGTATAAAGAACCATTTGATATCGCCTCCTGCTTGGTGTATTAATACTCCGAGGCTGGTGAGTATTAACAATAGAGATATAAAACCTAGTTTTATATCCTCTTTAATCGCAGCTATTATTAGGCCTATTAATCCGCCTATAGCAGCTAAGCTTAAAATCATTAGATCGATCATAATTTTAAATTTAATAATTTGGTTAGAAAATAAGTTAAAATTTGTTTGTATAGCCGATAGCACAACTCATATATTAAAAGTTATTTAGATATATATGATTTATTTTTTATAGATATTCCTGTGACCATATTTTTTACTTCTCTTTTTCAAATATTAAAAAAGATGATTTCTGTTGCCAAGCTCATCACACTCCGAAGTGTACTTATCTGGGAACTTTATAGACGGTAAGCAATCCTTATAAATAAGGGACCTAAATGTCTGCACAAAGCGTACACCCTATCTACATACCCACCAATTTTTCTCTGGGTATGGATGTATTCAATGGAGTAATATTATCTTAAACAGGTTGAGATAAAACGCCTAATTGCAAGAAACTTGGTTTGTCATTATCAGTTTCACCTTCTGAGCATTCAATCATTTTTTCTGACCCATCTTTAAATAATAGTTGAAGTGTAGGTGTTGCCCAACTACTTCCACCGATACCACCAATGGTAGTTTCATCATTTAATTCATTTTTGTACTCGCCATTTCCCCAAACTGTTTCGGCTGTCCAAAACCAATCTTCGTGCATACCAAGTGAAGCACTTTCTAAATTTTCTAAATTTTCTGCAATTAGCTGTTTTGCTTTGTTGAAGTTGTAATTTTTCATTTTTAGTTCTGGTCTTATTTAAAGTCCTATGTTGACACCAGTTCGGACTTTGTTAAAAAAAATTTATATTTACTGGACACTGTCATGCCCAGATTTTTTTAAAAATATAACCTCACGCTGTCGGTCGTGAGGTTCATATTGACTACTTCTTATCCATGATGCTTTTTTAGAGAGGTAGTCTTCTTTTGGTTGCCTTGTGTAGATTTTTTTGGAGTAGATACATCAACATTACTTGCATAAACGTACTCCAAATATAAAGCCGTCTCAATTGAGACGGAACAGCCTTTTAGTTGTTCAGCCTCGTATTTGCCAAAAAACTCAGAGTCTGAGTTTGACAGAGACAGCTTTATCCAACGACTCTCTACATCGTCGTTGTCTAATACAACTTCGATGTAGGGAATATCGTAACCGTCATACTCCCTTATAAGGGATTCGCCGGTTAAAATGCCGGTGTAAATCTCGTTGGGTGCTAGACCCTCGAGTCTTACACCGTCAAACCGGTTTGACGGTTTCAAATTTAAGTTGGAAAATAGACCCATAACTTAGATTTTAATTGTTATGTGACAATATTGCCGTTGCCCACAGCCGACAGAACGGGGGCTATGCGCTCTTGCGCTAACGCTAAGGCGTGTTTATTTTGGGGACCATTTTTTCTTAGACACATTTTTTCTTAGACACATTTTTTTTTTTTTTTTTTTTTTTTTTTTTTCTTAAACATATTTTTTCTTAGACACATTCTCTTAGGCACACTAGGGGGGGGTACTATATAATATAAATGTACTACGGGGTAGGTTTTTAGCTACAATACGCCCTATTTTTTCACTTTTTTAAACTTTTTTAAAAATAATTGCAAAAAAAAATTATTGAACTCAGAAAATTTTTTGTATCTTTGTGAAAAAATTTTATATGATATATTTTATTAGGTGTAAGAATTTTGTAAAAATAGGATACTCTGATAATATACAGAAAAGATTAAACAAGTTTAGATGTGAAAATCCATTTGACTTAGTGTTAATTAACAGTATGGAAGGAGACAGATCTGTTGAACTTGATACGCATAATTATTTTAAGGAATTACATCATAAGGGAGATTGGTTTTTGGAAGATGAAAGAATGTATAATATTAAGGAAGTGCCTAAAACTAATACTTTTAAGAAAAAAATTAATACGTTATTGAGAGATGAAGAGTCTACTAAACTATTAGAGGAATATAAGAAAAAGAAAATATTTATACATGAAAAGTTATTTACAAGATATGGATGGGATAAGTTAGACAAGAGAAGTATTAATGAATATAATAAGGAGCTAACTGGAGTAGCTAATTATAAGACATATTTAAATGTCTTAAAGGTAAAAGATATATTGATAAAAGGATATAAAAATTATAAATTAGTAGAATTAACAGGGTTGAAAATACCGACAATTATCAATTATCGAAATTTGATACAAAAAAACTTCCCATTTTGGGGGAATTCGGAAAATTTTTTGAATAAAAATGATTTTTCATTTTAAAGTTCAGGATTTTTTTCTTATCTTTGCAAAGACTTAAAACACTAACCTAGGGTTGTCACTTACCTATACGGCATTAGATGTAGTCCTGCAACAGACTAATACTGAGATGCCCAGACGTCGGGTTGAGCAAGTAGAGCATAGACTTGAAAGTTGTTGTCCCCGATAGGTTAAAAATGCTTTATATAGTAAAAAGGAGTTGAGATAGATAAAAGTCGAGTAAGTGAATCGACTTCCTAGACCGGGGGCTAGGGGAGTTTAAAGATTGTCTATCGAGGTAACTAACGCACTGGCTCTAAATAAGTTATAAAGTAAAGAGTAATCCAAACACTCATTGAAGTAGGCATAGATTTAAAATTTAATAAAAATTAAAAATGAAATCGTGCCCGCTAGGGGGTGTTGTATGCAAAATTGAAAGGATAACTCGTGACTTGTTATGTAAAACATCTATGTTCTGAATTTAAGTAATTTAAATTACTTTGGTTCGGGGGAATAGGTGCCCGCAAAAGGAGTTAGGGGGAGTAATGTTAAGATTAGAATAAAGATTAAATTAAGAAGTTAAGATGGAAGATGTAAATCAGATTGCTGTGCAGTTAGATGTTAAGTTACCAGATGCTATATTGTTGACACAGTTAGCTGCTAAATTGCCTATTGAACAAGGGTTACCATTATTTGAGTATTTGAAAGGAGTGTTAACGCCTATAATTGATAAGATAGAAGCAGAAAGACAAAAAGATGGAGATAAAGTTGAAGATGAACAAAACGAAGAGCTTAATTAAGCTATTTGAGTTTTATAATTTTATTCAACCAGTTCAGGCTAATTTATTAACGGTATCTGAAATGGAGTTGTTATCAGTGTTTTGTACACTACCTGAGAAGTATAGGCATTCAATGTTTTCTATTCACGGAAAGAGAAAGGTTATCCAGGAATATAAGAGTTTATTTGGTAAGACTCTATCTAATGTTAATTTGAATAATAAGGTGTATGGACTGTTGGATAAGGGATTTTTATTTAGAGATGAAGATAAAGTAATTTATTTGAAACCGTTTTTACGTAAGGCTCTAGATGATGTTGCTAAGAATAATAGGATTGAGTTTAATGTGTTGATAGATGTCTATGAGGATGGTGAGCTTAGCGGAAGTAATGAAGCAAGCAGCAAAGGATCTAGGATATAAACCAGAAATTGTGGAAGCACTAATGCTTCATCAGTTTAAGTTTTTAAAGGAGTTTATGAAAAATCCTACATCTGCTAGGATACATTTAAGTAAGTTTGGATTTTTTACTATACCGAGATATACGTTTTATAGGGTGCTTATTGACTATGTGATTCCTCTAGTGAGGAAGGAGAGATCCGAAGAGATGTATGAAGTATTGAGAAAATTTTTAAAATTGCGACATGTTGTAAATAAGTTTTATTATTATCATTTATATGTTAAAAAGATTGATGATGGAGTATTCACAAGAATTGCGGTCAAAAATAGAGATATTAACGATGATCGGGATCTTCTTAGAGAAAGTGCAGATGAGTAACTTATCACCTTCTACAAGGATGAAAGTTGATGGGTTTATTGCTAGGACTTTAGATGAGATAGAGGCGGCGTATCATCCGCCCACGAAAAATAAAGATGATAGATATGAAAATGATTCAGATGAAATAACGTTTTTTTAAATGAAGTTATTACATAATTATGTGTTAGTGAAGTTGAGGCAGTATGAAAGTGAGACTGTTACTGATGGAGGTATTATAATACCGAAGACAGTCGCACAGGAAACTGCTAATGGAACTATGAAGTCGGTAGTAGATGAGAATGCCAACTATCAGCCAATAGGTGAGGTAGTTCTATTATCGGATAAGGCTAAAGAAGATTTAAAGTATGTGGACTGCGGATCTATTGTAAGAGTACAAAGAGCAGCTCTTTCTAATATGCATCAATATTATGTTGATGTATCTACTCCTGTTCAGGAAGGATGGGAAGGATATGTGTTGATACCGTCTGGCTTAATTGAGTCAGTATTAGATATATAGTAAAATAAATAAAATGAGTAAGACAAGTAAGAATACAGAGAAAGTATTTATGGAAATTGATGGAGTAGATGCTAATAGTGACTTTAATAAGTTTACTATAGAAAGAATGCTTACCAAGCAGACTTTAGCTAAAGCTGCTAAAGTGTTTAGTGTAGATGAGAATGGTCAGTTTATTAAACCGTCGTTTTTAACAACCATGATTAATTGGAAATTGATTATACAGATTTTGTTAGAGTTACTTATCAAGTATCTAAATGCTAATAAAACGGATAAGTTGTTATGGGAATCAAACAAAAGATAATAGATATATACACTGGATTTACTAATTATGCGTCTAAAGAAAAATTACCTGAGTTTATTAAGGAGCAAGTGTTGTACAGGATGGAATTATGTAAAGACTGTGCTAATTCATCCCATTGCACTCATTGTGGTTGCATTTCTCCTGTACTTTTCTTTTCTTCTACTAAGACTGATGCACTAGGTAAGTGGGGTCCTATGGTAAGTGAAGAAGAGTGGAATAAATATAAAGAAACTGATGAATATAAAGAATATTTAAAGATAAAAGAAGATGACACTATTGGACAGAGCGATACAGGATCTAGGGACGAAGGAGATTCCGGGTCCATCGAACAATCCGAAGGTAATGCAATACCTTAATTTTTTAGATAAGAGTATAAAGGAAGAGTCTGCATCATGGTGCTCAGCGGCTTTAAACTACTGGGCACATGAATGCGGATTGCCGTTATCTGGTTCGCTAGCAGCTAGATCGTGGATTAAAGTTGGAAAGGCAACTACTACACCTACCAGAGGTAATTGTGTAGTTGTGTTATGGAGAGTAGATCCTAAGTCTTGGCAAGGACATGTTGGAGTTTACTTTCATCATGATAAGAATAATGTATGGATACTTGGAGGTAATCAAAATGATGAGGTAAATATTTCGGTATTTCCTATGTCGAGGGTATTAGCATTTAGAGAGTTGTAGTATGTATGATATATTAGATAGTTTTGACATTTCTGTAGATTTTTTTAAGGTAAATCCGCAGTTAGCTGTGATGTTTCCCGGTATAGATTCGTCTACTATGTGGGCAATAGCGCTTATTTATCATCCGCAGTCTAAGTTTAGAAATGTATCTTTTCCAGAGAGAAAGAAGATTATCGAAGAGGATTATTTATTGAAAGAATTAGATATTGAGGATGAGAAGATAGCTAAGACTATTGAGGTATTTAATAAGCATTGTCTGACTAAGAAACAACAGTTTTTGAATAACTGGGAGAGGAAACTTGAGGAAAGAGAGGAATTTATTGGAAACATTGAATATAATGCGAATACTTATGAGTTACTAGATAAGATGATGGCATCTACTCAAAAACTTTGGCAACAATACTTTCAATGTTTGAAGGATGTGAATGAAGAAGCGTCTACTTATGTGACTGGTAATTCTATAGAATCGCTATCAGAGTCAGGAGAGATATAAGATAATGATAATTGGAGAAAGTATAGAGGTAGAAGAAGCCTCAAAAGATGAGTGTTATGAGTGTAAGAGTCCGTATGTAGAGTCATCATACTCTACACCATCTAACTTGAATATGTATTTAGTTACGTGTATGCAATGCCGTGCTAGATTTTTGATAGATAAAGAAAATAAACCAAACATAATAACGAAATTATAATATGGCAAAATTAGTAACGCTATCGCCAAATGCGGTAGAAGAATTATTTAAAGGGGTAAAGACACTGTCTGATGCGGTGAGAGTGACATTAGGTCCTAAGGGAAGACATGTTATTGTAGAGAATGAATATCAGTATCCTGCAGTAACTAAGGACGGTGTGACTGTGTCTAATTCGATACAGTTACCAGACCCTGTACAAAACTTAGGAGCACAGATAATAAAACAAGCAGCATCTACTACTGTAGCTAAGGTAGGTGATGGAACTACAACAGCTACTATATTGGCATATGAGTTATTTAAAGGAGCTAGATATTTAGTGGAGGAACTAGGCTTGAATCCAGTAGATGTTAAGAAGGATTTAGATATACTTACGAAAGATGCTATCGAATATCTAAAATTTAAATCTATAAAGGTAGATATTAATTCGAAAGATTTGAATAATATTGCTACCATATCTGCCAACAATGATCCTATTTTAGGTGATCTTATTGCAGATGCTATCAAACAAACTGCTGACTCTGGTGTTGTAATGGTTGAAGAGTCTAAGTCTACTGATACGTATGTCGAAATGATTGAAGGATTTAGATTTGATAAAGGAATGCTTTCGCCTTATTTTGTAAATGAGCATAAGAAAATGGTAGCACAGTATTCTAGTCCGGCTATATTGATTACAGATAAGAAGATTAGATCGACATCGGATATATCGCATATAATGGAGATGTGTGCAAAAGCTTCTAAACCACTTATTATAGTGGCTGATGAGATAGAGGCACAAGCTATTTCACTTATAGTGACTAATAGGATAAGAATTAATTTTCCTGTAGTGGCTATTAAGGCACCCGCATTTGGAGAAAGAAGGACAGCATTATTAGAGGATTTAGCGGTGTTTACTGGAGGTAGATTTATATCGGAAGCTAAAGGAGATAAATTAAGTAAGGTTACTATAGAAGATTTAGGTACTTGTGAAAAGATTGTGGTTAGTTTTAAAGATACTACTATAATTGGAGCAGCAGGTAAATCAGAAGATATAAAGGAGCGTGTAGAGATTATTAGAGGCGAGATTACTTCATCTGAGCATGAGTTTATGGCTAATTTAAATAAGCAAAGACTAGCTAACTTATCTGGTAAGATGGCTGTTTTATATGTAGGTGGTGAAACTGAGGCAGAGATGAGGGAAAAGAAATTTAGGATAGATGATGCGCTACAGGCTACACAAGCTGCTGTTAGAGGAGGTATTTCCCCAGGAGGAGGACTATCAATTATTAAGGCTTCTACTGAAATTAAAAGTGATGTGAGTTATAATGTAGAGAGAGAATTTAGACGAGCTACGTTTTCTATATTTAGACAGATATGCGAAAATGCTGGAGTAGATTATAAATATATTTTAGAGAATACGCACTTTGCGCATAATGATGTAGATGGGTTTAATGTTGTAACTAATAGAGTTGAGAATCTGTTAGATGCAGGGGTAATTGATCCTACCTTAGTACTCACATCTGCATTAGCTGCAGCATCTTCAGTAGCACAGTTGCTGATAACTACGTCTGCTACTATAACACCTATAGCTACTCAAGAAACTTTATCACCTATGGGTGATGATATGAACCTTTTAAATCAATAATGTTAATAGCACAATCTAACTTTTTAGAACAAGAGATACCTATATATCATCCAGCTACTTCTTTATATTTAGAATATTGGAGAGAGCAGAAGCGTAGATGTATTGAAGGATATTGGCAGTCAGGATATTGGATGCCACCTAGACTATATTTTTATGCTAATTTTGCCACAATTAAGAAGAAGCGAAATGATAATGATAAGGCACAAGTATTTGATAAACCTCTGCTACGAGATATAGAATGGATAGTTTTCCGTGATGTAACCGTAGCCAGAGGTTTCTCTGGTTTTGAACTAGATGAGCAGTATTCATGTTATCATGGATTAGTACAAGATGTTCCAGATGAAGAATTGCCAGAGTCTTGTTTTAAACCAGATGGCACTAGAAAAGAGTATCAAGATCCTAGAGAGTATATCGAACGACAGCATCCACAGAATATTGGGCTTGCTCTATATGAGAATGAAGCAGAGAACTATATTCTAATGGGAGCAAGGGGATTTGGTAAAGATTTGGAATCTTCTACTTTAGTACACCTAAAAGATAAATCTATACCTATATCGGATATACAGATTGGAGACGAGATATATGGGGCAGATGGAAAACTGACTAAAATTTTATCTAAACAAGAGTTTAATAATTTAGAACAATTTGAAGTTACATTTGCCGATGGTAGAAAAATAACCTGTGGAGATGGGCACTTATGGGGAGTCTTTAATAATGATGGTCAATATAAGGTACTAGAATTATCCCAAATAAGAAAAAGTTATTTACGATTACCCAGAAAAAATGGTAAACAAGATTCTAAATATTTTGTTCCTTATAGTAAACCTATAGAATATCCTAAAGTAGACTTATCTATAGATCCTTATTTGTTGGGATTTATGGTAGGGGATGGTGGGTTAACCCAATCTAGATTAACATTTACTACAGCTGATACAGAAGTTTTAGATTACTTAAGGCAAGGTATGCCTAATGACACTATAATTAATAAAATAAAGTCTAGTAAATATGCTTATTCTATTGTGGGAATAAAACCTGGTATTAATAGTCTATTAAATAAATTTAGAGATTTAGGTTTAATGAAGCATACTAGGGATAAAAGCATACCAGACATATATCTTAAAGCTTCTGTAGAACAAAGATTAGAATTACTAAGAGGATTAATGGATACAGATGGGTATATAGGGATTAAAGGAAATTCAGAATTCACTACTATATCTGAACAATTGTCTAAAGATGTGTCCAAATTACTACATTCATTAGGTATTAGGCATACTGTTAAAGTTAAACAAAGTACATATAAGAAAAATGGGGAGAATGTTAAGTGTTCAAAAACATATAGATTTAATATAATAACTTCGTTACCTATTTTTAAGCTTAAAAGAAAATTAGAGAGATTAAACACTGATCTGAAATCTTATCCTAAAGCAAATAGAGAAAAAATTGCTATAATAGATATTAAGTCTGTAGGAGTTAAACCATCTGTGTGTATTGGTGTAGATAATAGCGACAAACTATTTGTAGCAGGAGAAAATTATGTAGTTACACATAATTCCTATATGGTAGCTTCGTTGGTAGCACATGAGTTTTTATTTGATGGTTTAACTGTCTATAATCCGACTATATCACCATCTGCTGTAGACGTAGTGGTAGGAGCAGGACACACTAACTTCTCTGCTGATCTACTTGCTAAAGTGAAGATAATGTTGGATAAGTTACCTGGTGAACAGGAGATATTAGGATCAGTGTATCCTTCTCCTTTTTCTAAAAAGACCATAGGATCTCTAGCTCCATCATCTGTATATCAGGCCAAGTATAAGAAAAGAGTAGGCAATAAGTGGAAGGAAGCAGGATCGTTTTCTACTATAAAACATGTGTCTTATGCGGATAATCCGTTTGCTGCACAGGGTGGTCGTAATACTATAATGGTGTATGAAGAGGTAGGTATGCATGCTAATATACTGGAATGTTATGATGCTTCTGTAGAGAATATGCGACTTAATGGTAGAAAATTTGGTACTGCTATTTTCTTAGGAACTGGTGGTGATATGGAAGGAGGATCTACTTTAGGAGCTAAAGAGATTTTCTATAATCCCGGTAAGTATGATGCAATAAGATTACAAGATACTTATGAGATGAAAGGTCTTATAGGTAGATTCATTCCTGCTACATATAATTTAGGTGACAAATATCGCACTGATGGGTGGACAGACTTAGATAAGGCAAAACAAGAATTACTTAGAAGAAGGAAATTAAAAGAAGATAAAAGAGGTTCAGAGGCAGCGTTAACTAAGGAGATTGTAAACAATCCTATCTTTCCGTCTGAAATGTTCTTAGCAGAAAATTCTGCTATATTACCTGCAGGGGAAGCTGCTAGAAGATTAGTAGAATTAGAATCATCTAATGTATTTCAGCTTATTGAAAAGGTAGTAGAACTATATTTTGATCCAGAAGCTACACAAACTAATGGAGTTAATTATAAGATTGATTCTAAAGGAAAGCTAAAACCAATAACTAAATTTCCACATAAAGATGTGGATAGAGAGGGAGCTATTATTATATATGAGTTTCCTGCTACGATAGATGGTAAAATACCACAGGGGGCATACGTAATAGGACATGACCCATACAGAGATGATAATGAAAGAGGGGAATCTCTTGCATCTATATATGTTGTGAAAACTGCACAACATTTTAATGATATAGGACACGATGAAATAGTGGCAGAATATGTAGGTAGACCTTATGAAGGTATGAATAAAGTAAATGATACCCTACTTAAATTGTCATTGTTCTACGGAGAAGCAAAAATATATTTTGAAAATGCTGTAGGTAATACGAAGGATTATTTCGAAAAAGTAAAAAGGCTAGATCTATTAGCCACTAAACCAACTGCACTATTCACAACTACGGCATCATATGCACGTATGCCTACAATAGAGTATGGGTATCCGATGTCGAATCAATTTATAAAGAAAAAAGGTATATCATATCTGCGAGATTGGCTCTTACAACCAAGAGCAGATAACAAAAGAAATATTGATCTAATTTCTTCCAGAGCACTACTACAAGAAATAGTATTCTTTTCTTATGAAGGCAACTTCGATAGGGTGATGGGACTAATGGGAGCTATATTTGGACTTGCGCAAATGTCCAGGGAGTTAGAGGATTCCTTAAAGGTACCACAAAAGATGGGATCTAAAAACTTCGATTTTATAATTAACAATAAAAATTTATTTAGAAATGTTGCAACAAACGCCCTTTCCGATTCAGAGACTCCCGCTGTCGAAAAAGCTAGCAGATGGTTCGCAGTGGGGTAAGGATATAATCGATTATATAACCAAGTATCATGCGTTTGTCCCTTCTATGTCCACTTCATATGAAGAAATGGAGAAAAATTATAAGCTATTTAATAATATATTAAATCAGAAAGATTTTGAAGCTGAATGTAATCCATTAGGAATACAAGTAGGTCAAATAGAAGATGAGATAAAACCATATAATAAGATACCAAATAAGGTTCAAGTTCTTTTAGGAGAAGAACTTAGAAGACCTTTTTCATATAAAGCAGTACTACTATCAGAAGACGGCATAAAGTCTAAATTGAAAAAAAGAGACGATATGCTGGAGCAGTATATAAATGCTATGATGCAGCAAGCACAGATGGAAGCACAACAAATTGTTATGCAACAACAAGCACAACAAGGAGAGATTCCACCAGAGCAAGCGCAACAAATGCAGCAACAAATGCAGCAGCAGATACAAGAAATAGTAGACAGTGCATTACCTCCTAATTTAATTGATAAGTATTTAAATACCACTTACCAAGAATCTGCAGAGATAGTTGCTAATAAGTTGCTTAACTATTTAACACAGTCTCTTGATTTAAAGTCTAAAAAGAATGATACATTTAAACACGGACTTATATCAGATGTAGAAGCAGCATGGGTAGGAATAGAACAGGAGTACCCTACTGTAAATGTACTTAATCCTCTTGCTTTATTTTATCATAAATCTGCAGAAACTAAGTATATACAAGATGGTATGTATGCTGGCTACAGAGTTAAGATGTCTACATTAGATGTTTTAAATTTGTTTGGTGATTATTTAACTAAGGAGGAAATAGATAGAGTACAATATGCTCCCATGTCATCAGGTGGAAAATTTGAACCATCTGATATGATGGTGTATCCATTTTCTGATACACATTTAAAATTTCAAAATGCAGCGTTAACTACGCCATTAGATGGTAACTATGGAAGAACTACTACAGAAGACCATTTAGTTACACATGTAGAGTGGCAGTCAGAAGCTAAGATAGGTTATCTTACCCAATTAAATGAATTCGGTGATGAGGAAACTATTATGGTTACTGAAGATTTTATAGTTCCTGAATACGCAGAAGTGGAACAAATAAGTGATGAATGGGGAGCCAAGAGAACTATATATAGGTGGGATGACAGTATGTTAAAATTCCAATGGGTTACACAAGTATGGTCAGGTATAAAGATTAACGAAGATATGTATTGTAAGATAGGACCAAAGCCCTACCAAATTCGTTCCGTAGCCAATCCACAAAGAGTAAAGTTAGGATATCACGGAGTAGTTTACTCTAACATGAACGCCACATCTTGCTCTATGGTATCTAGAATGAAACCATTCCAGTATTTATATTTTATTGTAATGCATAAATTAAAGCATCTTATAGCAAGAGATAAAGGACAATTACTAAACCTAGATACTACGCAAATGCCAGAGAACATGGATGTGGACAAGGTGATGTACTATATAGAGAATATGGACTTGAACTTCTATAACCCATTACAGAATGCAGAAAGACCAGGATCAGCACAGAGAGGTAATCCAGCTAGTGTGGTATCTAGATCTAATATGCAACATATAATGAATTATGTACAACTATTACAAAGTCTAGATTTTCAAATAGCAGATGTAGCTGGTGTTAATAAACAAAGAGAAGGACAAACTTCTTCTACTGAAGCTGTTACTAATGCGCAACAAAACTTAAATCAATCAGCAGTTATAACCGAGTCTTATTTCTACTTACATAATACATTGTGGGAAGATATTTATAATTCCCTATTAGAAACTGCAGCGTACACATTCCAATATAAGGAAATGAACTTTCAATGGATATTAGATGATTTATCTGTTCAGACTCTTAATATAAAACCAGGTGAACTATCATTTGGCCAAATGGGAGTATTTGTATTAGAATCCTCTAAGCAACATGATGCATTTGAATTTGCTAAGCAGCATATGTTAGAATTATTACAGAATGATAAGGCTAAATTTTCTGATCTACTTGACTTATTCCAAACTTCATCTCTTTCTGAATTTAAGAGAACTATTGCACAATCTGAGAAAGAAATGCAGCAAAGAATTGAGCAACAACAACAGATGGAAGCTCAACAACAACAGCAGATATTACAACAACAGCTTACTAATCAGATGCAAATACTTGATAAGGAACATGAGAATGCTATGGAAATTGAAACACTCAGAGCAGAAACTACTATTAAGAAGGCAGAGATTGATGTATTCAAATATCAGATGGATCTAGATGCCGATAATAATGGTGTACCTGATCCCTTAGAGATAGAAAAACTTAAAGCACAAATTAAAATGTCTGCTGACAAACTAGCTTTAGAAAAAGACAAATTACGTCAAACTAAAGAACTTAAAGAGAAGGAATTAGAAATAAAAAAGAAACAGGCTAACAAGCCTACTAGTACAAAAAAATCGTAAGGAATATAGCCGATCTCAAAAAATCGGCTATTAATACTTAATTGATTTTAAAAGAACATAATAAAAATTTAATTTTGCACCGACTATGAGCACAGAATCATTAGAAGATCTATTGTCAGGAGGTAACGATTTTACCTATGATGACGAAGACATGATAGAAGGACTGGAGAAATCAGGACAAGAACCAGATCCTAACCCAGAGCCAGATCCTAACCCAGAGCCAGACGCTGAACCAAACACTGAATCAGATCCAGAACCCGATCCTAATTCAAAATCAGATACTGAATCAGATTCAACACCTGTTGAAGGTATTAAAGAATATTATGATTTCTTAGTGGAGAACAATATGCTTCTTACTGATGATGATTATGTGTTCGATGGTACAGCAAAAGGATTGTCGTCTGCTATGGAACAAACTGCAGTTAATCAGCAAAAAGCAGTAGCTCTTTCATTGTGGAATCAATTACCAGACGATTTTAAACCAATACTTCATTATGGTTTAACAGGAGGTAGTTCTGTAAAGGAGTTTCTCCAAACTTATATAATGGATCCAGTAGATGTGTCTACGGCAGATTTAGAGGATCCATACATACAAGACGAAATAATCAGAGAATACTATAGACAGACTACACAATATACAGATGACAAAATAGAAAAGCTCCTTACTTTGATGAAAGAAAAAGGACAAGAAGAGTTTCTAGATGAGGTATACGAAACTGCTGTAGAACTGAAAAGTATTCAAGAGCAGAATAGAAAAGAGCTTATAAAAAAAGAACAACATCTCAAAGCTAGTAACTTAGAGAACTTAAAAAGAGAAAGAGAGGAGATATATAATATTATAGATGACATGGAACTAACTCCTCAAAGAAAAAGTATGATTAAATCCTTTATCTATTCAGAGAATTCAAAAGGATCTAGAATAGATAGTGTGATACAGTCTATAATGCAAAACAAAGAGCATTTTACTCAACTAGCAGATATACTAATGGACTATGATCCAAAGAAAGGATTTGTATTAGATGATAGAATGTCTAAAAAAGGAAAAACCAATGCTGTTAAAGACTTAGAGAAAAAATTAGCTGAGAAATTCTCAGATTCTAAGTCTAAAGTATCTGGTTCACACTCTACATCGTCTCCTGACAATTTCGATTGGAGTGCAATATTTTCTTAATTTCAAATAATTAATTATTTTAAAAACTTAAATTTATGGCAAATACAGCAGGAAGTTCAATGGTAATTAAACACTACGATGGATTTGGTGGTAATTTCATTGACTCTCAGTACCTAGGTGCATCTTATGATGGTGTAGGTAAACCACATGTATTTCAGGATACACTAATGCGTATCTTCTCATCTCAGAATAGATTTATCACTAATGGTGGTAAACTACTAATAGGTATGACGGGAGCTAAAGGCTCAATCAATACTATGGAGATCGACACTGAAATATACAGATGGTATCTACAAGGTGCTGATTACAGAACAGCAAGAGTAGTTGAAAATCTAGAACCTAATAACACAATTCTAGGTATTAACAACACTCCATTTAAAATTAAATTAGATCTAGATTATTACGCTGAACCAGACGTTCTACTAGCAGAAAATAACAATTATGCGCTAGAAGTAGTCGGAGATCCTATCCAGGATGGTAATGGATATATCTACACATTCCGTCTTCAAGGAGATGATAATGCACAGTATATTCCTTCTTATTTGGTAGAACCAGGTAAAGAACTGTCTAAAGGTTGGACAACAATTCAGTCAGAATATAACGAGAAATATGGTACTCAACAGTATCCTGCTTCAATGCAACTAGAACACCAAATTTCTTACTTTGCAGAAAAGCAGTCAATCACAGACAAAGCCTGGAGAAATCAAGGTAGACTAGGAATCAAATTCCTCTACAAAGATCCTAACACAGGTGCAGATAAAACAATTGATAAGTTTCTTCCTTATGCAGAAGCAGTAATGTACGATCAGTTCCACATGGATATGGAAGTACAAATGATGTTTGGTAAAAAACAAACTCGTCCAAGTCACAAAGGGTACTGGAAGAAAACTGGTAACGGAGTTAGAGAACAGTTAAAAGATAGTTGGATAGATGTTTATTCTTCTGCACTAACTGTTAATAGATTGAAAGATTATCTAATGAATATCTTCTTCTCTAGAGTTAACGAGGGAGATCGTAAAATGGTAGCAATGACCGGTACTTACGGCTTAACAAAAGTGGGCCCTTCTATTAGTGATAATAGTCGAAAAACTTCTTTAATTGCTGGGACATCCCACTATGTTGTAGTAGCATAAGGACAATCAGCAGCGAAACTTATTAACTATGAATACAAATAAATATAGTTAATATGGACGTTCAACGATCAGAGCGAAAGCTCGTAGAGCCAAGTGGTTCGAAACAAGAAGCGTCTATTTATTTAGACGATGATATGATCTGCTCTATATAGTAATATATAGCTGGGTAAATTCCCGCTTTAAATTTAACGAATTTAAAGGAACATTCTGCACTTCAGTTCCATAATATGTTGGCATCTGTAGCATCTTCATTCCTAACAGTAGACACTATGTTTACTCAGATGTTGAGTAAAAATCCACGTCACCTATCTTTCGGCGCACAGTTTACTCATTATCAAGGTCAACAAAATAAAGCTGTTGCAGCTTAATTGGGCCTCGCTTCCTAGTAATAGGGAGATGATTACCTTTTTAATTGCTAGAACTTAATAAAGTCTCTTTGCCAGAATAACTGGAGCGAAAGCAGAAACAAGTAAGAGAATTAGCTATGGAGAAATCCTAAAGCCGCATTAATTTAAAATTAGCAGGAACTTATGAATATAGATTACTTTAAAGTAATAGATACTCCAGAAAAAGCATACTATCTTGGTCTACTTAGAGCAGATGGTAGTATTTCAAAAAGACTAAAAGGAAATTATGAGGAGATTAGATTACAAATCTCTTTAATAGAATCTGACATTCATATTTTGTATTCTTTTTGTGACGAAATATCTATCCCTAAATCTAGGGTTAAAATATATAACGCCATAAGAAAAAATGAACAAAATATTTGCAAGTTATATATTGCAACAAAAGAATTTACAAAAAACCTTTTAGATCTGAAATCATCAGAAATCTTAAATAAAATTCCAAAACAGTTAATACGACATTTTATTAGAGGATTTTTTGATGGAGATGGAGGTATTCATATTAGAGAATCGAAAGATAATATTAGATATTCTGAAATTACTTTTACAGCTTTTAAAGATGATGTTGAGTTTATAATGAAAAACTTACCATTTCAAATAGGAGCTTACAAAGATAAAAGAACAGAAGGGTTATATAATCTATCTACTAACAAACAAGAAAGTTTAATCAAAATGTATAATTATATATATACAGGATGTAAGCATCACAGATTAAATAGAAAGTTTGATAAATTCTCTAAAGTATATATTAAATGTATTCAAAGTTCTTCAACGACTATTCCCACAGGGGAAGTAGAGCCAAGTGGTTCGAAATAAAAGGAATCCTAAGTTATTTAGGATTAAGATATAGTCTCATCTTGCATGAAAGTGCAAGCAGTCGTTTAAACGGCGGTGTAAAATTAACGACTTTACACGAAGATATTGCCAGAAGGTATCGAGGTAACACTCATTAAAAACCCGATGTATGATAACAGACAATATTGTAAGCAAACTCACCCTCAGTATGCTAACATTCCAGTTGATTCATTCCGTTATACTTTCCTAGATTTCGGAGGAGCTGGTACTAGTGAAGGTAGAGCTACTAACAATATCATGATGTTGAAAGAAAAGAACTCATTTGCACATGGTGTAGTACACGGTACTCATACTCCTACTGGACCAGTTCAGGGAGGTGTTGCTGGTGGTCTAATCGATGGTTATGAAATCTTTGTTAAAGGTTCAGCAGGTGTTTGGATTAAAGACGTAACTCGTTGTGGTGAAATGATCTACGACTCACAAAACTAATTCATCTCAGGTTAGTTATAATTAACCTATGCTCAAATTCCCTATCTCTTAATGAGCTGAAACAGGATAGTGGGACGTTATACTAAGTAACGTTAAATAAAGGAATACTAGGCGAAAAAAAAATAAAATATGCTTATATATGTAATGTCAATACCTCGAGAAACTGCAACAAAAGTTTCCGAGATTATTAGTCCGACTTCTGGGAAGAAGTCAAATAAAACAAAAATGGGTAACTGTTCAGATTCTTTATCAGCACTGTACTCACCTAAAATAGGTGGGCTAGCTAATGGACTTTCTTATAAACCATGGCTAGAAAACGGTGTACAGAAGATGGATGAACAAACAAATCGACCACTTACTCTACAAGATCAAATGGAACGTAAGTGGGGTCTAACACCAGGATTTCTAACAAATAAAGCATGGATGAATGGAGATTCCGTTGCTGTTGAAGATATGACCTACTACCAGAAAAAATACTGGAGACTAAATGACGGATCAACTGTATTAGATACATCTAATATGGAAGACGAACTAGGTTACTTCATGATGCTAGATTCTAAATATGTAGCCAATTCTGAAAAAGAATGGAGAGACCATAAATGGCCGGACGCCAAATTCTATATAGCTTTAGAAAATGAAGCAGACGAATTAAAAGCATCTAAACACAGATTAAAAGCTGCAGCTAAAGGTAACATTGTAAGTACCGAATTTTCCCTAACTATGCAGCAAAAATTTGTGCATATATTGAAACTAGCACCACCATCAGCATCACTAACACCAGATGCCATATTTAATCTACTAGATAATTATATAGAACATACCACGTTTTTACCTGGATCTAACATTGAGAAATTCAATACTCTTTGGGAGGAACTAAAAACACCTCTAGGTAGAGAAAGAATAGAAGCTAAACACTTATTAGAACGAGCCACTAATGGTAGAATTATTATCGAGAAGCAAGGAGCTTACCATTGGCCAAGACCGGAAGGTCAAATAACGATTGGCGAGAACTATGCAGAAGCTCTTTCATACCTACTAGATCCTAAGAAAGAAGCCATGGTAGAAGATTTAGAAGCAGAACTAAAACTAAAAGGATTGTAAAATGACTGTAGAGGAATTACATTATCAGTTTATATTAGCTAAAGACGCAGTAGATGCGTTGAAGCATCATACATTTAATAGAGCACAGATTGATTTCTTATTGAATGACGCACAGATTCGCTTGATTAGAGCAAAGACATCAGGTGAAAATGAAAAGCTTCTTGGATACGAGCAAACTCAAAAGCTGACTGATGAGTTCTCTACTCTACATATTAAGTATCCATTACAACCTTTCATCCAGCTTATTGACCATGGTGGGATATATGAGTTGGATCTTACCAAATTAAAGTATCCGTATTTGCGGCTACTTAATGGAGAGGTAGAAGTACAGACTGCGCCTAACTGTAAAAAGATAGTTAATCTTAAGTTTGTGCAGTCGGATGATATTAAGATAGCGTTTCGAGACCCTTTTAATTCTCCATCTAATGAATTTATACCTTATAATATAGGTAGAAATTCTGACGGTTCTGCTTCATCTTCGCTTTATATATACCCTGGAACTCTAAAAGCATACAAAGCAAATATAGAATATTTAAAATATCCAGAACGAATTTCATTCGGTGACTATGTCTATTTAGACAATGTGACTTATCCAAAAGCTACATCAGAGTTGCCGAATGAGATTCATCACAAAATAGTTGATAAGGCTGTAGAGCTGGGAGCTACATATATTATGGACCCTTCTGTATCTACATTCCATCAATTAGCTTATTCATATGATTCATAAATATAAAAATTATGTACAACAAACAAAGCACAAAAAGAGCAGTAGAAACTTTTCTAGTTGCTAAAGGCGTAAGTGGTACAGCTCTTTATAACACAGGTAATGTAGGCAATAATATTACTAACCTTGCAGGTGCTAATAAAGGAAAAACCGTTCTAGCTGATGGCCAAATAGGCATATTCGCTGCAGGCGATGGTACTACTGCAATAAATACTGCAACAGCAGTAACTCCCACACTACCTGTAGATGGTTCAATCTATCTAGCAGCTGGTTTACCTAAAGACCCAGTAACAGGCTCGGGAACAAATGTTCCTTATCCTCTATGGCCTAGACCATTTGAGAGAAGTGGTGATATCCAAGGTAAATATAATATCGTAGCTACTTATGCTGCATATGCTGCACCAATGTTCTCTACATGGATAGTAGGTTCTACTCTAGCTACTGGCGGTGTTAATATCATAGATGAAAAAGAATATTCACTACAAGTAGCTGAATTCGGTTATCATAATGATATTGTGTATTCTTCTGAAACTACTAATGTAATTTCTGCAAGTTACGTAACACCTAACTATACTGCACTAGGTACTACTAATCCTACTGACCATTTACTACAGAATCTAGCATATGAGTTTAATAGAAACTCTAAGCATCTAGGAATCTACAATAACAATGTATTCCATGGTAATGCTAACATAGTAGTAATCGGTATTGGCAAGAATACAGCTACTGCTGGTATAGCTGCTAACTCTGGCTCACTTATACCAGGTTATGTACTAGATGTAGTTAATAATGTTAATCTAGGTGGTAAACTAGTTATGACTGCTGAAAGCATCGCATCTATCCAAGCTGCAATTGCTAAAGCCGGTTTTAACGTAGCATCTAAATTAATTCCTATTAATCTAGCAACTGCCGGTACAACAGCAAATAATATCGACGCACTATTGTTCTTATCTTTGGACAGAACTCCAGTGTATATCGATAGAATACCATTTCTAAAAACTAATATTAAGATAGGTCTTACAAGAGGTTTTGATTACCCTACAGTACTTTCTCTACGGGGTAGCACTGCCTTTGAAGGTACAGGTACATCTAAACTACTTCAAGATCAGTATAGAAAAACTCATGGACAAAGATTGTATAATCTTAATCACACAGAGTTTCCTGTTATAGAGTTCCCATCACCTATTGTAGATGGTGAAAAATATAACACATACATCATACATCACGAAGACACTAATCAAATAGATTTGACTAATATCTCAGCAAGTCCATTGAAAACCATTGTATGCGTACCTACAAGTATGACAACAATGAATA